TATCTGGATACCCACTCGTATTGGGGACAGGTACAGGTTTAGGTTGATTCGTGTTTTTTTCAGCCATAGTTAAATTCTCCTAACTTGTCGTAACTGTTACAGTGCCTACTTCGCCGGTTGCTTTTAAATCATTCGGTGTAAGTCCGTCACTATCATTAAAACCTACAGGATTCCACGCCCATTGAAATACTCTACTTCCGGCACTTTTAGCGGTCTGTGCATAAGAAGTATCAGGTCTCGGATTCTTAATCGCTTGGGGATCAGTAACAGGGTACATACCCACAAAATTTTGTGGTTGATCTGGTTCCCAACACGTAAAGCACACCAAAATATTCGTTTTCTTCGCCCGTATATAGATTTCCTTTAACTCTTTTAACTTATATTGAAACCCGCACCTATCACATTCCGCAATCGTGTATTTAGCTGATGCAAATGGCGTAGCCATATTTATACGTACATAGGCCTTGGTGTAATAAACATGGACGCTTTTTCTCTATCTTCGTCAGCGGCCATACTCCATGCCTCGTCATACATCGGTTTGAGTATTTGAAGGCGTCCTTCACTACCCGGAATTTTCAAGGCTAAATAATAAGCCAGCCCCGCTACTAAGGCAGGTAAGAATCTGAAAGGTATGTCTTGTGTATTTACGCCGGTTCCAGCATCTAACATTCTGGCTAAACGCCAATACACCAGAGTGTAAGTCTCCGCGCTATCGGGTACAGGCCAAAAGGTCACGGACGGGTATTGGATACCCCCGGATTCAGTAGCCCCACTCTTCCGGTCTATATAAATTTGAACAGGTTTACCGGTAGAAGTTTTATTTGGTATGGCAGCGTAAGTAGCAACGCTGATCCTAGAAACAGAAATATCTGTCTGGGAAGTACCTGAGCCAGTTCGTATTACATGCTCAATTAAATCTACAGTATCAACAGGAAGGTCGTAAGTTGCAGTTCCTGAAGTTAGTAGCTGCGTACCTGACTCTACAGTCCAGAGATTAATACCTCGATTTGCCCACTCTGCGAATAATAGATTAAGCGAACGTCTGGCTGTTTTAAGATCATATCCAGAACGTAATTCAGAACCTGCCCGTTCAAATGCTTCTTCTACAATTTCATTAAGATCCAGATCAAATGTAGCAGTCGAGGAAGTTGTCATATTTCATACCACTATCTATGTTTAGCTCTGGTTTTACCTCTACGCGCAATACCATCAATAGATTTTTTGCGAGATGGTTTTTTAGCAGCAGATTTTTTAACAAGACCGCCTTTTTTAAAAGTCTCTCCACCACGAAACTCTCCTCTTGTAATATTGCCTTGTGCAAGGGCTTTCACCTCCGCCATCGTGGGGATTCTTCCGAGTTTTTTAACTAGTGCTGTAATTCCTTTTACTACTCCTGCTCCTGCTCCTCCACCTGCAACTGCGCCAGCAACTGTTGCCGCCCTTCCTCCAGCAGTCGGTCCTAAATACTTCTCTATAGTTTCTGAAATTATACTTTTGTCTTCTTCTTTAGGATGCTGTTGTGGTTGACTCAAAATACCTCTTCTTGAGGGTCCGTCAGCTCCAGCATCAGCAATTCTTTTACGTCCAGCCTGTATTCGCTCCGTTGTAGCTCGTTTAGTCGCAGCAGCATCCCGTAATCGTTTAGCTTTTGCTTCTTCTCTGGCTTCAGCAGCGTTAAGAGGAGGAGTAGTAGTAGCCTGAGCATCTCGTAATTGTTTAGCTTTTGCTTCTTCTATAGCAAGCCTTTGTTTCTTTCTTCCAGCGTCATAAGCAACTCTGGTATCTTCTTTTCTTGCTTTTTCTCTAGCAAGCCTTTCTTTCATTCTTCTAGCGTCATAAGTAGCTCTGCTTTCAGTTGGTTTTGTAATTCTCCGCTTTAACGCTGTATGAATTGGAGCTTTAACCGTTGGTGGTTTAACACCCCTTCTACCGGGTACAGCATTAGCATTTCCTCTTCGGGCAACAGTAGTAGGTTTAACAGCCGCTTTAGTAGGAGTAGCAGTCGCTTTAGTAGGGCGTTTACCAGTTCTATTCCAAGCATTCATGTAATCTCGGAGACCTTTGGTATTGGTCGGAAATCCAGCCTTTACTAACTGATCTTTAGTTACATTTGCTTGTCCGTTAACCGTTTTATCAGACCCTACGCCAAACTTAACTTTAGTTCCTGTCTTAGCTGCACCGGTTGCTAGTCTTTGTGCTCTTTTATTGCTTCTTCTACCTGCCGCTGTCGCAAGTTGTGCTGCGGTAGGAGTAGTAGCTTTTTTATCATCTTTTTTATCAGCTTTTTTATCAGCTTTTTTTCTCTCTTCGTGTGTCGCCTTCATTTCTTTATGAAATGCAACTTTGCCTTCAGGCCCACCAAATCTTCGCTGTACCATTTTAATACCCTCTGTTTAGGCGTGATACGCAGTCATGTTAGTAAAGGTAGCAACCGTGTATTGCACATAAACACCTGCACTAAATACAACGCCTTCATCAGGAACAGTGACATCTCTCGATACAGTAGCCGAAGCAACAGTACCTAGTTTCATCAAAGCAGTACCTGCTGGAGAGGTATTTGTAAAACTAATTGTCCCTGCTGTTGCAGAGTTAACCGTAAATACCCCTTTAAGGCGGGAACGACCCGCAAAGATGACATTGCCAGCAGAAGCATTTACTCCTGCCGAAACATTACCTGCGGGATCACCAACTGCTGAAATACCGGATATTGTTAAAAAATATTTAGACCCAGTAGCTGTCCCTGCATTTGCACCTGTAATGGACTCTGTTTGGGAATCACTATTTACATCAGTCCCAGTTACAGTAAACGATATACCAGAATCATCACCAGCAGAAAGAATAGTTACAATTCGTCCTGCGTTAAAAGTACAAGAGCCACCAGAAGCTAACGCACCACCTATTACGAGTGCTGCGTCCTCCCCAACGGCTGCTGCTTCGGATATACCATCAGCATCAAGTGCCACTGTGTCAGCAGTAATAAATACTGCTTTTACGTCTGAAAGAGCCATAAACCACCTCTAGCAGTATTTGGTTTTAGTTTTTACACGCGATTTACCATCAATACCTGTTTTAGCAACATTAGCTATTACTTTAGATTTAGGTTTTTTACGCTTTTTCTTAACCTTACCACCTTCACCGTACATATCTATGGCCCCGCCATGTCGATATGTACGGTTTATAGGTACGCCACTAATGTCAGAATAGTCTTGAGCTTCGCGCATACCTTGTGCTGTATAAGGAAATTTTCTGCCGCCTACATTTGGCATAACAACCTCCCTTATGCGTCAGCAAATGGAGTAACCACTGTACCGGAAGCAAGGGCAATTCCACTAACAACATATTTTGCACTAGCTGCTGCGTAACAGGTAACTACCGTGCCAACAATACCGCCCTTGGTAGTGCCATTCATTGTGATGACATCGTTCGATCCGCCAGACATAAAGGTCTTACCTGCTGCATCACTCTTACCAAGATAAAGTCCACCGACAAACTTATCTGTTCCATCGGTCAAAATATCCATATCCGTGGCTGCGGTAATTACCAAAAAGGTGAATGTCGCACCAAGATTATTGAGTTGAGTAGGATCTGTCGGATCACTGGGCGTTGTAACGTCAATCGACGGCAACGTGAATTTGCCATCGGCGTCATTAGTTAGTAGTAGTCTTCCTGCGTGAGCTGCAACAGTCAAAGTCGTGTCAGACGTTAGACTAACGACACCCGTTGAACCCGCATTAATGAATCCTGCCAGAGATCGAACAGGACCGGAAAAAGTAGTTTTAGCCACTTTTAGTACCTCCTTACCAAAGGTTTTGCCCTAGAGTCTTGGTAAGCGTCTGCTGGGACAGTCGCTAGGGCTAATTTTCCCAGTTTAAATAAAAAGGGGTACTAGGTACCCCTTCCTATGTTTTTATTAGGATGATCCGGGGCTACCGAATATTCCTAATGGATCAGATACACCGAACGAATACCGCTCACGAGCTTTGTAACGCGCATTCCCAGTGTCGAAGTCTCCGTCCATAGATGTACTCATAGGAGTACGGACAAAATACTTCAAGCCATTCGGAATATCAGTCGTCACAAACCAAGCATTAGTATCAGTAAGGTAGTGATTAACGCCAAACCCACCGGGAATAACGCCCATCGACCTAACCGCATTGATGTCATTGTCAGCAGTGCTAACACGCCCTTCCGATTTCAACAATCGTTGAGCAATAAACATCAAGTCCGGTGGGATAACGAGTTTCTTTGGTTTACCAGCAACCAAAAGCCCTCGCTCGTCCGTCCAGTTAGAAATTTGAATTACCGCCGACTCAAGCGACGTTTCATTCAAATCTGCCGCCGTGGAGGGACGGTTTGAATTAGTTCCACCAGAAACTAACGGATGCGCGGTACTACACAAAACTACACCATCACCAAAGGTGTAATCACTATTAAAAGCACGATTTAATATATTCGCGCCCTTAACCTGTTTTGTGTATGCCATTGCACGAGCCAATGCCTTGGTATATCGAGCAGAAAGTGAGTCATAGAGGTTATCCTCCATGGCTTCTTCCGTAATCGAAAATCCCATAGCAATGGTTTCGTGGTTGTATCGAGCCGTCCATGCTTCCTGTGCATTATCGTAAGCGATGGCACTTCCCTCGTCTTTCACCGGAGCGGCTGCAAAACCAGAGAGCTTCACCTCTTCTTCAAATGAGCGTTCAGAAGTTTCCTGCTCGAAAATTTCTTTGTGCTCCTCACCGTACTGTTTGTACTCAAGCCCAAAAAGAGCATTAAGCCCCGGCAGGAGTTCCTTTAGTAGTTGTGCTCTACTCATAGCCATAGTTAATTACTCCCTAGATTCCAACTGGATTGTAGTAGGAGTGATTATTAAACTTGACTATTAAGTCAGTATAAGTATCGCCTACAGTGGATGTTGTACTATCAACAAAATCAACAATTCTGAAGGCAATTCCTGTCGTCACAGCCACTGTCGCGTCTACGGCGGAAGTAGAATTACCTGTAGTTGTTGAGCCTGTACTAGTTGATTGAACAGCAGCAAGTGGGCAATTAATTCCCAAAGCTGTCTGTGGAACCGTCGCATCTGCTTGCGCCATGAATAGTACGTCAGGATCATCGACGACATATCCAACAGCATCAGTAGCTACTGTACCAGTAGGCCAATATTGTTTGAAAGTTTTCTGGGAAGTGCTTGGATCAGTGTAAGAGCAACCTACAAAGACACCAACAGTACCGGCAGGAAACTGCGAAGCATTACTACCTATAGTAGTAACGATTTCCAACGTTCCCGCAGCAACGATACTAACAATGCTACCGGTGAATATATTAGTGCCATACGTAGATGCAATTTTTATCTGTCTGGTGGAGCCTGCATAGGATTGCCCACCTATTAGACCTATAGGTTTTAGCCCATAGGGAGTAGCAGAAGTAGCCATACTCAAGTCCTCTTTAAACTTACGTTAAATAATTATGCGTTTCCTTTCCCAGAACCAAAAGTCACTTTAGTTGACTTATCCTTAAACAAAGGCATTCGAGGGTCATTTTCACGCATGTAATTACTATCAACAGATTGCGTAGCTTGATTTGTTCTATTATCAACATACGCATCTCTCTGTTGGGTAAGTCCTTCGTCTGTTTTGCAAAGAAGAAGCCCACCAACTTCTATGACATCAGTAAATTGACTATTGGAGTCGGCCATTGAAAAAGCCTCTGGATGTTCCGAAGCTTTTACAGGTTCCCATCCTTCCCGAAATTTAGCAGACACATTTTTAGGATCTGGTTGGCCCATTGTAGCTGTGCGAATGTAGCGATAAGAATAACCATCTTCTTCATCTACACTCGGTAACAACTCAGGAGGCGTCCATTCTTTTGGACGTTCCTTTTTAGCACGAACTTCTCCCTCCCTACTTTCGCGAGGGGGTCGTCCTACGGGTCTAGTACCTTCAGCCATGTTGTGCCTCCAATTTCAGTTTTTCAGCTACATACGCTTCGGGTGTAAGCTGTAGTCTGTCTGCAAGTCTCTTTTCTGATGCTGTTATCACTGCTTTCCTTGAACCAGTGGTTCTTTTAACAGGGGAAACCACAGTCGTTTGGGACTTTCTCGTTCGTTTTGGTGAACTTGTTTCTTCCTCTGCTTCCTGTTTGAACTCTTCAGGAAACCTTTTCCGCATATTTGTATCTATGCTTTCATAATACTCATCAGACGTTGGGTCTACACCGTTCATAACTAAATCTTCATGCAAACCAAACGCAAGGCTGGTCATATCACGTTTTTGACCCCACCAAGGATTGCGTTTTTGCCACGCAACGGCCTTTTCATCTGGTAGAGGTAGTTCCTGTTGAGGAACCTGTTGTGCAGACCAATCACCTTCTACAGCATTATTTATATTATTTTGTTCGTTTTGTAAAGCCTCTGGATCATATTGTGTAACATAATTTTCAGCCGATTGGAGTTTCATCTTTGCTGAAACTAATTGTTCCTGCGCATTTGTTACTGCATCTACGTCCCCAGCGTCGTAGGCTTCTTTAAAATTTTTCTTAGCAACTTCTAGTTCATTAGTAGCAGAAGTTTTAGCTGTACCGACCAGCATTTCCTCCCCTCTACCTAGATCATGCTTTAACGCATTGTTTTCGCTCATTATTTGTTTGGCAAAAGCAACCGCAGCTTCACGTTCCCGTTCTGCTGCTTCCTTTGCACGGCGTTCATCGTGCCAAACTTTTTTAAGCTGTTTGGTTTTTTCGGCTGAGTATTCCTCTAATTCATCATTTTCGAGGTCATCGACAATAGTTTCTGGCATTGGATCGCGTTGACGATCTTCTTGAGGCGTATCATCCTCAATAATGACTTCAAACTCTTGATTTTCTTCAAGTTTTTCATCTGGCTCAACTTCTGGTAGAGCGCCTACAACAGATTCAGTTAATTCTGTCTCTTCTAATGCTGTTTGTGGCATAGAACTATCCTCTTGATTTTAAACAACTGTTACCTATGAATCCCACGGGGATCTTGTACTACTGCTTCCACAGCATCATCATTAATTAAACGAAACGCTTTTCCATGGATATTAAGTTTCGACCCCGTATGGGCGCGTACCAAAATGAAATCACCCTTTTTGCACCAAGGGCCAGATGGAAATCGGTCTTTATCAGCATAACAATCCCGCCCTAACGCAATAACAAACAGGACTACAGATAGCACCTCTTCATTACGCTTGGTTTCTTCTGATTTCAATATCCCACTGTCAAATTCATCTTCAATATCAGGAACAGCGCAAAGAATTTTCCACCCTGTAGGGGTTGGTAGCTGTGTTGCTGTTTCTTCAACACCAATATCTACTACAGTTTCAGCATTGCTACTCATATTCTTCACCCTCTAATTTTTCTCTAATGCTATTAACATATTCCTTAATACCAAGAAGCCCACTTATAACGCCACATATATATTTATATTCAGCGTAGTCTTTTACATGGCCCGCGCTTAAAGCGGATAACAAGGAATTATGTTTCTCTACTATTTCTTTATCAATTAAATCAAAAACATTCATTCATTATCTTCCATGGTATTTTGTTCTTTTTTATTGTTTATGGCAGTGCTCTGTATACCCATTTTAGCTCCTTCAATCAACTGTTTAACATTTAATACTTCTTCTTCTTTATGGCTATCTGCTAGGATTTTTGCAAGTGTTTGTTTTTCTTCCGATTGAATGCGTTCCGCATCCAGGGCAAGTTCCATTTCCTTAGCCTTCGTATCAACAGCAAGTTCTGCCTGTTTGAATTGCGCATCTGTTTGGTCTTTTGTGACCTTACGCTGCAAATCTCCTTGTTTGATTTGCATTTCCTGTTGTTGCATCTGAACAACTGGATCTTGTGCAGCTTCTTGTGCAGCCTCCTGTTGTTTCCGAGCTGTGTTTTCCTGCAACAATTTTTGAGATGCTTGAGCTGCAAGACGGGAAAGTTCCATTTCCACTTCTTTTGGTAACGGCTCATCAGGCGGTGGCAGTGGTACACCAAGTTGTTCTTCCAATTTAGCGCGATATAAAAATGCTACATGTTCCGCAACATGAGCTTGCCCAGCCGCGTTTACTCCTTGTGCATTAGGATTATTTTGCATGATCCCCTGTATGTAAGGATCTTGCGCCGCATTTAAATGAACTTGGATATGCGCTTCGTGATCTTGGTATATAAAAGCTTTTACCGGTTTACCAGTAATAATATCCATGTTTTCAGAAACTGGGTCCATTGGTTTTTCATCTTCTTCAGTCGGAATAAGTTTATTAACGTTATCTATCCCTATCGTATCCAACATTTGTTTGTGTAGCTGTGGCAGGTCGTACAATTGAGGAGCCGTTTGCGCCAATTGAAGCACCGTTTGATACTGCACAACTTTTTGAGCCATCGTCGAAGAATTTGGATTAGCAACCGGAATTACTTCCACCATGTCATAATCGGACTGTTTAACGGAAGGTCGTCCTTGCATGGGTTCGTAAGAATAATCAGCGGGAGTATCTTCCCTAATAATATGAGCAAGGATTTTAAATTCTTGTTTCATTGCCGCGTAAACACGCGATTGCACCGACGACATTACTTTTAATGTGCGTTCAAGAATTGCTAATGTCGTGCCTACGGGCGATTGCGACGACATGTCACTAATTTTTAAATCAGCAATCGACGCAAACCGTCTACCTTCTTCAACAATACTTTGCATTAGTTGAAATAGAACCTGACTTGGTTCTTTGTAAGGCAGCGGCATAATATTTTCTCTAAGCGCACCGCTGGCAATATCAACATCACGAAATTCAGCAGGAGATATTGGCGTGTCATCACCCTTAACACGCATCCCCTTAGTTTTAAAACCGCCGGGAAGATTACTTAGTGTTCCAGCATCAACAAGCTGACGTATTAAAGACGTTCCTGATTTTGCAAATGAACCTAACAAATGAACCAAACCAAACGCATAAAAACCAAATCCCGGTATATAGGGGTAATGGACAAAATGTTGCCGTTTCATTTTCTTAGGATCATCTTCTAGCCAATTACGACGAATTGCTAAAACTACTTGGTTGGTTTTATCGAGCGTAACAATATAGGGCAATCCAATTCCTGTAGATTCACCATCGTCATCCTCATCTTCATATCCCTCTAAATCAATATCAACGTGGAATTCGAGGATGGTGTACCGATCATCGGACGCAGCATTAAGCCCCATATTCTCTGCAATCTTTTTTTCTATTTCATCTACATATGCAGCACTTTCAGGAGCGCCTAATTCAATGTCCCTATAGAACCCAACCGCCTGTAATTTACGAACTTCATTTTCTGTTTTGCGCATAACATGCGCGACACGTTCCGCAGAGTCCAAACTGCTTGCGCCATATGGCACAACAATATCTTCAGCAGGTACATAGATAGAAGCGGGGCGACAACTTGTTGGATCGTAGTAAACTTTTTTAAACGCATTACCCGCAAGACCTAAGCCCCACAACATGCGTTCATGCTCTCCACGATATTCCGGCATCTTGTCCATCAACCAATAATTCATATCAGCAGCGACATTAACAGCGGCAGCTTTATTCTCCGGTGTTTCCTTACCAATGATTTTTGTTTTAACAGGGCCGCTAGAAGGTAATGTTTCCATTACCGTTTCGGATTGAAATTTTACAAGTGCTTCAGCTAACAAAGGATGGTAAACCCCACACGCACCAGCCCACGGTTCGGTACGGGTTTCTATTTTTAACCCTAGTAACTCTAAACCATCAGCATAAGTCTGAAGCCAATCTTTTCTGGAACTTAAATCAGTTTCAAAATCTTTTAATAGATCGGACGCAACTGCTTCCAAGACATCAGGATCTTCTTCTGATATTTCGTCAACAAGGTTTGCATAAAAATCATCTTCCTCTTCATCCACAGGAATTATAATTTCTAAAGATGTTCGTTGAACGCCGCCCTCGGGAGAAACATCAAACTCTAAGACCGTACCCATGTCTTCCTGATCTTCTGTAAACTCGGAAACAGGACGCCCGTCAGGAAAAACTACTTCTAATTCAGGTGCAGTTGGATCTATAGCCATAACTATTACCTTTAGTAATACGCTGTTCTATTGGTATGTAATTTATACTGCCAAAGTTCCCTAGCGGTGTATTCTTCCTCTGGCTCATCCATCGTGGTCTGGATGTAACCGCCTTTACGGAATCGTAAAAGCGCCATCGATGTAGAGTCAACATAATCATCATGCTCACCCGATGGAAAACTCGCAATTTCTTCTATCACTTCTTCAGCCCATCTCTTGGGCGGATACCATACTCTTCCTGATGCAAAAATGTCAGACACTGCGTTTAATCGTGTAATTTTGTCATTACCCCTTGTAGGAGTAAATTCTTGTACCGGGATACCCATCGAACGCAACTCGTATATAAGTGGTGCGCCACTCGCTTTTTTCTCAATGATGATGCTATCCGGTTCCCATATCTTATATTCTTCCATAACGAGCCGTTTTAGTTCTGGAAATTCCAACCGATCACGGTAGGCGTTCAACAGAATTATGTTTGCTTGTGGGAGTCCTTGTTGCAACTTGACCCGTTGCTCTTCTGTCTCATTTTCTATCTCAACCGCAGGTGCGCCAGCCTGATAGAAAATACCCCACACCGTACAAGCACTGTAGTCAGCCCTAGTATTCCGTTCAAACGCTGTATCCCATGACATCAATACAAAATCACACGCAGGCGGGTCTTCTTTCTCCCAAATCTGCCACCATTCACGTTTTACGATGGCGCTTACTTCGGAGGTAGGGTCTTGCTGGTACTGCGCGGACCATTTAGAGTGCGGAAGCTCATTTCTCAGCGTACTCAGTTCTTCAAGAGACCAAAATTCAGGCCAAAGTGCATTTCCTGACGGCATAATTGCAGGAAATTCAATAACTTCCCACTCTTCGCCATCTCTTTGCACACTGGATTTGATAACTTTGCCCGTTAAGTCGCGTTTACTCCATCGGGTCATCACCACCACGATAGCGCCGCCGGGTTGAAGCCGCTGACGGGGGCCGGATGTGTACCATTCGTAGGTTTTATCGTAAATTTCAGGGCTGGATTCGGCTAAAGTCGCCTCCTGCTCACTATGCGGGTCATCAATAATGAGCAAATCAGCACCTTTACCGGTAACTGCACCACCTACGCCAATAGCAAAGTAATCGCCGCCAAGGCTGGTATTCCATCTCCCTGCCGCTTTTGAGTCCGCTTGAAGGGCTGTATTGGGGAAAATATCCCTATATTCGTCTTTATTAACTAAATTACGCACTTTCCGACCGAATCCCACGGCTAATTCTGCTGTATGGGAGGTCTGAATGACCTTTTTATGCGGAAATCTACCCAAAAACCACGCCGGAAGCAGGTATGAAGCAAATTCCGACTTGGTATGACGCGGCGGCATGTTAACAATCAAGCGTTTACACTCTCCCTTGAGTACGCGCTCAAACGCATTCGCCATGATCTTATGATGCCGACCCATAATAAATTCGGGCCACATCAGTTGTACGAACTCTATAAAATCTGCCTGTGCAGTTTCCTTAGTTAACAACTCTTCATAAGTTGTTAAATCATTGAAGATGTCCTGTTGCTCTTTCTCACTCAGATGCGGCAGCAGCTTCAACAGATTATCTAGCTCCACAGCGGTTAACTGCGGGAGTAGTGCTTCTGATTTGTTATAGGGCCGTGTTTCTTTAACAGCAGCACTCATTTATCAGATTCTTTTTTAATAAATTCCGCGAGTAAGCGTAGTTCTGTCTTCATCTCAACAATATCAACTTGTAGGCGGCTGATCGCTTCTGCATGTGAAATATGATACCTGCCAAATTCATTTTTGACGTCAATGAGGCTCCAAGATACAAACCGATACAGCGCGTAAATAGCGCCCAACAGCAATACAAGAGGAAGACCGTATTTTTCAACAGTCTCTAAACTAAATAAGCCTGTAGGTTCCATTATGCTCCCGCTAATGCCCAGTAACATTCGACCTCTGCACATGCCTGTGCGCCAGCCCGTAATAATCCGGCAACACCCGCTACTGTGATAATCGAGGAGTCAATCACCAATGTCGGATGGTGTAATTCCGTATCAAAAGGGTGACCCTCCGCATCCACTTCTTTATATGCATTGCGATTGAGTTTAAACGTTAACACACCAGAGTCGTCAATCATGTCGGATAACGTCGTGATGGCAATCTTGTTATCGTCGTCCAGAAGAACCGCATTGGGTGGATCAATCGCAAAACTATCTTTGCCACTATGCCAAATCGAAAGAAGCATGGCAGGTGATATATCATAGGCAAGCCGTTGTGGGCGGTCTGTAAACGCAATAGTACGCAACAAATCCTCTCTCGCTATCGTTAGTATGTGATTACCCGTGTTATTTATACGGGATATAGTGCCTTTCTTAGCACTTACAACAAATAACAACTTAACCGATGCACGCGGCGATTGTGCTTTTAACTGGGTAACAAGTTCATCAATAGTCGTAGGGGGCGGTGTTGAAACTGCTTCTTCAGTACACGCAGTAAGTAAAACCAGCATGACAACGAGAAGTCTTAATAGAATCATATTTCTTCCTCGTCTACGACAGCTTCAACTTCCTCAAACTCCACATCCTGTATATCACTCCCTACCATACCCATTAGACGGTCAATTTTATCTTTTATGGCATGTTGCAGAGAATCCGTAGTATGCGTGATATTAATCTCTGTTTTCTCAGAAAACAAACCTACGTCGGAAATCTTACCTAATAGCTCCAAAGCCCGTATCTCATGCTTAGTATCCCCACACTTAGACTCTTCAATCAACCGATTCGTAATATAGGTACGTAATTGCGCCGTATCATCAATAACCTGTTTATCATATTCACTTAATATCGTGGCAAGTTTGACTGCTGTGTAGGTATCAAATAATTCGGTAGGAACAACGCTTGTAGAGCCATCCAGTTTTTTAGGTCTACCGGGGCCACGCTTAGTTTTATCCGTTAATTCATCGACCATTTGTACATCTGTAGATTCCATTCCGAAGGCTTGTTGGAATAATCCAGTAGGGTCAAGGGAGTTAACGGGAGTTTCTGATTCTCCTTCTGTAGTACCAATATCCTCTGACATGCCCAGTTTATTGAGTAGCGTAGCTGTATTCGCAGCCGTCCTTACTCCTTCTTTCAAATCAGTAATGACTTCTTCTTTACGAGGATATGAAGGGGGTAATGGGACATCGAAGGTAGGTTTTACTAATACTGGTTTTTTAATAGGAGGTTTAGGCACAGGTTCCTGTGTCCATTTCTCTAACACTTCTTCTAAGTTGAGCTTCGATTTCATAATTTTTTGGTAGAAATTTTTTTGTATATGCCTTTTATAGGAAAAGGGGGGTGTTTTCAAGGCGGCGATTTCAAAAAATGTAGGTAGGACTGTGCAGATTAATATGTATATAGATGTGGGACTCCTAACTGACGTTCAGGGGGGTGGGGGGTCCGAGTAAATATTTGACATACATTGTCTTTTATCGTACTATACAAACACTGCAATGACGCAGTAATAACACGGGAATAGATACCATGAGTAAACGAATAAACAATAAGCGTGGCGCAGGTAATTCGCGCCAAACAAAAACCCTCCGGTTACGTCGGGAGCGCAAGATAGCTGAGGCGAAAGCTAAGGCAAGGGGCAGCATATGTGGTTACTGCGAAGATATCCACTGCGAGCTAACTCCAGAGGGGATTCCAGGTTGCGGGCTAGGCGCAGACAAATACTGCTAGCAATCTACCTAACCGGGGCAAGGATGCCCCATAACTAAAGGGGAATAAAACAATGATGGCACAATACCTAAGCATGTTATTTGCATGTATCGCTTTATTGGGATTATTACTCGCACACAATAGCGGTAATTCTTGGCTAGAGATATTTACCCTAGCAATAATGATCCTTCCAGTATTTACATTCGTAGCGTGGCAGATAGGAAGAAAAAGTACACGACGACGCTAACCCCGTGACCCCCGCGCCAAGGATGGTGCGGGGTTTTTTTATGCCTGTTTTTAGGGAACTGGCAAGAAAGGGGTGCGGGGTGCGCGGCGCGATTCCTAGCACTAGACATTGTCTAGGATATACGTATAATAACTATCACTGCAACAACATGATTGCAGCAATCAAACGGGAGACCATATTATGAGTAAGTCTAAAGAGATGAGAGAGCTACGGGAAACGATGTCACAATTGCTTTTCGACCGGTCACACGACGCACATCAGTTGGCAAATCTATGCACAACATGCGGAAAGCCCGCCGATAAGTTCACCGACGTCCTTTCTCAGAAGGAATATAACCTGTCTGGCATGTGCCAAGCCTGTCAGGACGGGTTCTTCGAGGCATAGGAATAACCCCCCCCGTTTCCCCGCCTTCGGGCGGGGTTTTTTTATGCCTGTTTTTAGGGAACTGGCAAGAAAGGGGTCGGAATGCAACTACAACGTTATATAAGTTTAGGCAATGGTTTATTGACATTACATCAGATATACGTATAATAACTATCACTGCAACAACATGATTGCAGCAATCAAACGGGAGTTTTTACATGAAGGAAGTCAGACCCTTACAAACCATCGTCCACGAAATTTGGGCAGATTGGAATAACGTTAATTACGCGGCAGCGCCGTATTTGGACGCAATGGCAACAATGCAATCCGTTCAGGATGATTACGGGTACGACAGTGGCAAGTCCATTGTTCGCTACTTTCTAGCCAATGCCACAACATGGCGCGGAGAGACAGCGCGACGAGTTAAAAAAGAACTTAACGTATTAATTAAATAACTCAACCCTCCCCGTTTCCCCGCCTTCGGGCGGGGTTTTTTTTATCTTTTTTAGGGAACTGGCAAGAAAGGGGTCGGGATGCAACTACAACGTTATATAAGTTTAGGCAATGGTTTATTGACATTACATCAGATATACGTATAATAACTATCACTGCAATACAGCAGCACTTAATGAAGGACGCAGCGATGGATATATATTGCCGTTTTTGTGGCGAGCCATGGGATCATGACAGCTTGCACGAGATGGGAGAATGGATTGATAAAGAGATAACCTATCAAGAAGCAGGTAGGCAATTCAGTGCATTGGGTTGTGGTGCATTCGAGTCAGGCTATATTCCACCGAGAAAATGTAATCACGACGTGGTCGATCAGGCTAAGGCCTCAATGTCTAGCGCCATGATAATTGTATCCGAACATCCAGAAGATTGGGTCATTTAACCGAACACCCGCATCAGAAATGGTGCGGGTTTTTTTATCTTTTTTTAGGGAACTGGCAAGAAAAGGGTTGGGGCGCGGCTACGATACGATTCTTAGCACTATACATTGTATAGAATGTATGTATAATAGGAACCTCAGTCGGGCAATCATGCGCGACGTTAGAGCGCCATAGGCGCAAAAGGGTAGATAAATTATGAACACCTACGAAAAGGCAGAACACGGTGCGGAACTGTACCTAGACGCGGAATCGTCTATGGAAGCATGTTTCGTGTACTACGCGGTTGATGTATTAGGCGGAGAAAGTGAGCCGGTCGATGCAATCTGGACCGATTGCGTTCAGGGAACACAGGCCAAACTCGCTAGTCTTAGGGCGAAAACGTTAAAGCTTGATACAGAACAAGCGTTTCTGAAAAAGAAAGCGCTCGGAGCATATGCGCGCAACAAATGGCGCTTTATCAAGGCAGGCATAGTGGCGTACCATTTGGAACAATCGCCACCACGCGAGTTTGTTGTTCCTAGCAAGGTCCTGTCGGAGGAAGCGCAAGCGTTAAAGGATGCAAAGCTTGCGGCGCAATCGCCAGAAGACAAGGCAGAAGCAGAGGCCAAAAAGAAACAGGCCGAACTGAAAAAAGCGCGTGCGGATGCAATACGCACACTTGGCGATGGTATCGCGACAGATATCAAAACGCTTCGCAATCTTGCACTAACTGCGAACAAGGCAGACGATGCGGAAACGCTTAAGACAATGCGAGCCAAATTGGTGAAGCTTCACAGAGCGGTAGTAAAGGAACTGCCCGCAGAATAATCACCTAGACCCTAAACCCTAGACCCTTCCCCCCATGCCAAGGATGGTGTGGGGGTTTTTTTTATTCTTTTTTTAGGGAACTGGTAAGAAAGGGGTCGGGCAGCGGCCAAGCAAACGAAGCAAACGAAGTCCTCGGCGCATCTTAATTATTCTACAGAACGAAGTTAGAAACAAACCTCGCAACCCCGTGAACTATGCGGACCTTGCAAACTCTGTGACAAAACAGGACAAACTCTGTGACAAAATGTCACAAGATTCGCTGGTTTTCGTCACGAAGTTCACCTCGAACTCTGTGACAGAATGTCACAAGGTTTGCTATGCCAAACCAGTTCCCAAAAAGCAGCAAGGTTTCTGCTATTAATGCTCAGGCATTAATAGCAGAAACTGAATTCCAGGTCAAACGAAGTTGTTTTTATAATGTGATTTTGGTGCAGTGCAACTGTGACTAAAATCACATTATTAACCTGTTGATTTTAAAGCTTTGTTCCTTTTGTTCCTAATGTGACTGGGTTTTTAGTACTTCTGGGAAAACTAAAGAGCGAAGGCCTTTAGCCTTATGTAGAAGATAGAAAGGGGGGTCGTATGAAACTATGATTATTTATAGAGAGAGAGAACATTGCACACAAAGTTCCTATTGTGACTAAAAAAATAAACTTTTCTCCCCATTCTCACATGGGTGTATACACTTCCCGACATTAGTCACAATAGGAACAAAACTTACTTTTCAACGACTTAACATTGTCGGTTAGGTCACATTGTTTATTTCCTAGTATAAATAGTGTGTAATAAGGTCTCACAGCATCCCACTGTGGATAGTTGTTTTTACTTGACATTCATAAGTAATCGTGCTATAATGGTTTTTTCAAACCACGTTTAAAAAAACCAGCGGGCTTCCTCGTAAGGTTAGCCACCTACATATTTTAAAACATTAATTAGCAGGTAAATAACGTGACATTTTGTCACACAATTCTGGAGACAATATGACTACATACCACCAAAAACGTAAACAGTGGGTCCGCCATAATGTAATACACATCAAACCACTGTCGCACTTCGCGATGCCGCCGACTTCGATGCGCTCGTTTAGAATTGAACGTTACGCCTTCCGTCCAATCCGCATCACCGATGCAGTCGTAGTCTATAAATACTACGCCGACGTTTACTAACCACTAACATGAAATTAACCCCGAACTCCGTGACATTTTGTCACACAGTTCAGCACTAAACGGAGTAATTAAAACCATGGATATAACGTGTTACAAGCATGAATCAAGCAATCCGAAATGGGATGCCCAAGCGAATCTACGTGACCGGACTCACTACGTATCCGACGATACGCTCAGGTATCACAAGTCTCGAATCTTACAAACTAGAATCGCGTTCGGCGGACTTATCTTTGGCCTAGTCGAATCTGTAGCGAAAAATATGTCCGGCTCCGCTCGCGGCTTCCGCTATGCAATATTTGACATTTTCGGCACCGTAATACATCGCCCTAACTTGGCTGACACATACAAAAGCAGTGCCAAAGCAGCCAAGGCAATGGATGAAATTATCGATGGATTAGCCGTGGAGGAGCTAACGCTCGCGGCCATAGATAACTACGAGAGACAGCACGCACGCACAGTACAAGCACTACGTGCGACGGTGCAAAAATACCTTTCAGAACTAGACACACATCACTCTTACACATGCACAGTAATTGGCAACATAATTGCCAAGTACGCTTACACACCCCCCATAACCGACACTAAACCAGAGGAATAAATACCATGAGTGAATCTACATTATCTGTATCAACCAAACCTTCAACTTTAGAAGATGTAATAGACTGCATTGTCGCGAGTCGCGGTAAGGTTACCTTCCATCTAATGGGCGAACCCGGAATAGGTAAAACTTATATTGGCAGCGAGATAGCCAAGAAACTGAATATGCCATTCATTTATATGGACGTACCGAGTACCGACATATCCGATATCGGAATCCCGATACCCAACCACGAAACCAAGACTGTCCAATTATATCCATCCGAGCATTGGGGTCTGCATCTCGGTGTTCCCGTCTGCATCTGGCTTGATGAATATTCCAAGGGTGCTCCGGCACTCCAAGCTATTCTCCACCCACTACTTACACGACCACGACGCATCGGGGCTATCACGTTACATCCTGATTCTGTAGTTATATCAACAGGTAATCTCACGACCGATGGCGTGGGCGACATGATGAAAGGCCATACCGTCAATCGGGAAGTCCGATTATTCGTAGGCAAGCCAAGTGCCGACGAGTGGATCAAGAATTTTGCGGTACATAATAACGTCCATCCGGTGGTGATGGCGTGGGTAAAACGCGAGACTCAGGTCATGCAGTCGTACCGCGACTTGGCGGACGGTGACACCAACCCGTACATCTACAACCCAAAAACTCACAACGGCACTGGGTTGTCTTATGTCTCTCCTCGTTCTTTAGAAACAGCAAGCCATATTGTGTGGGATTACAAAGACAACAAGATTTCCGACAGGCAGATGATGGCTTGTCTGGAAGGTGCGATAGGTCGCGAAGGCGCGCAGCAACTCGCTACGTTTATCTCGTTGGAGAACCAGATTCCATCGCCCGATGAAATCCGCAATACCCCCGAGACAGCGTTGGTACCGACTGACCCTGCTGCTGTGTGTTTAGTAATGTTATCGGCAGTGCAGTGGGTGAAAACCCGCTCGGATGTTAGTGCTTGGTTCAAATATATAACCCGTAAAGATGCAGGCGGAGAGCCGGAATTTTCTAACGAAACTCAGGCTCTGTTTGTGCTTAATGCTCGCGAAAAAGAAGACCTAAAAGAGGTGATGGAATCTACTAGCGAGTTTGGGAAATGGGCGACCGGGGTCAAACATCTGTTCGGAATGTAGCGAACTCTGTGACATTTTGTCACGCAGTTCATCGTTTAATTAAACTAAGGAATAAATACCATGAATTTTGAAAGCAGAAGTATCAGCAGTTCAGCCGTTCTTGTGGACCTAAGTATTAGTGTACCGACAGGGAGGAAAATTGATAAGGAAAAATCCGACAAGGTTAATGAGGATAACTACACCGCTAACAAACGCATAGCGAAAGTTACCAAGGATATCTATGCGGGTAGCGAAACGCTGCATACGATAATCAAAAAGGCGTCCATGATACGGAACCGGAACATGCAGTTAACGCTGCCGTGGAATGACAGCGGGACACGGCTGTTACCCAACGCCAAACTGATTGAGCATCAGACCGAGATAGGCGAAGCACGCGACGAGTTCTTGGAACTCGTTACCCAGTTTGAGATAAAGCTGCCGGATTTGTGCATAGAAGCCAAGGCGAAACTGGGCAACCTGTGGAGAGAGTTTGACTACCCTGAGCATGATGAGGAGGTCATGAGGAAATTTAAGTTTAAGTGCGTCTACGCACCTGTCGCAGAGTCTGGTGATTTTAGAATAGATATAGGCAACGAGGCTCGGAAGGAACTCGACGAGCAGTATGAGACAGCATCCAAAGAACGTCTTGAAACTTCAATGAAAGATGTATGGGGGCGCTTCCACAAAGTTCTCCAAACTATATCTAAGAATATGGTAGAGGCTAAAGATGGGGCGCAAAAACGCTACCACGAGTCAATGCTGACCAACGCCGAAAAGCTGGTCGATTTGATGAAAGCGTTCAATCTTACCGGGGACCAAGAGATGGAGAATGCACGACTCGAATTGCATAGGGTTTTGCAGACCGCTGATATTGACGACATAAAACAGTTCAGTGATGCACGCGAAATTCTCAAAGAGAAGGTCGATGACATCATGGACAAATTTAGTTTCTAAGAAGGAGTAAGAATCATGGGATTACAAAATCCAGAATACACCGCGCAACAGCGCGTCGAACGTACACACGTTCGCTGTATGCAGATACCGAAACTTAGATTTTTCGGGAGTATGCTTCTGCACGGTGAAACTATATTCACCGATGAAGTACCAACGGCTGCGACCGATGGTATCAACACCTACTACAACCCAGCGTTTGTGCAGACATTGGATGACAAGGAGTTAATGTTTGTTGTTCTCCATGAGTGTATGCACAAGGTCTACAAACATCTGTTCATCTGGAAAAAGTTACGCGAAAAGTATGCGTTGCTAACAAACATGGCGAATGACTACGTAATTAATCCCATGCTTAGGGATTTGGACCCGGACGAAAAGTTCTTACGGATACCACGATATAAGGAGGGACCGAAAAAAGGTATGCCAGCGTGCCTGTTAGATGACCAATTTATAAACATGGATTCTAAGCAGGTGGTGGATATTCTCTTGCTTGAGAATGAGGAAAAGCAAGGGACTGTTCCTAAGAAGGGTAAAAAAGGTGTTACTCCTCCTCCAGTACCACCAGGCAAAAACGGACCATGCCCTCCTGGTGGATATCCTATTCCTCCAAATGATGACGATGATAATGAAACAGAAGAACCAGAGGAGGACGAAGAAAAGTTTCATCATAGTAATAAAAAAGGACCAGCAAAATACTCCGAGAAGATTAGGAAACGTGCCGAGGACCAGCACGACGACCACAACTACGACGAGGAAAAAACTGCCGAAGAATTAGAGAAGGACAACAACGAGTTGGACCGTGCTATTCGCCAAGCTGCGGAGGTAGCAGGGACCGGCAGCGATGGCATTGCTAAAGCTGTTGTTAAATTACTGGCAGTCGAAACACCGTGGCAGGAAATCCTTGCTGAGTTTATAAAACAACAAGTGAAGGGTGGTGGTCAGACAACCTGGCGTAAATATAACCGACGACTTATCGGTTCGGATATTTATATGCCATCCATGCTTGACGAAAAAGCTGGACAGATGGTTGTGGCAATGGATACGTCCGGTTCGGTGTTCTCTGATATTGATAAGTTCCTATCGGAATTTAAGACAATAGCTATGGATGTCATGCCTGAAAAAGTTCATCTCGTTTATTGGGATTATAGTGTTCAAGGAGAGGAAACCTACGACGAAATGTCGTATGCAAATCTTGAAGATTCGACCAAGCCGATAGGTGGTGGTGGCACAGATCCAAGCTGTGTTTTTAGACAGGTCGAGGACAAAATACTAACCGGCGAATACCAAGATATTAATGCGGTAATTATATTTACTGATGGGTATTTTTATGGGGATAGCGAGGGGGATTGGGAGAAACTTGGTATCCCAGTTCTATGGGCTGTAATTGAGCGCGGTGGGAATTCTGAATTCGTACCGACGTTCGGAAGTTTAATCACAATTAAGTGAGGAGATAACTATGACCACGAAGAAGAGAAGCCGCGAAGCTATCGCGGTGTCGGCTGAAGTTAAGACGGGACTAGATGAAGTGAACGTACAACTACAGAAACATCTAGGCTCGCGTTTATCGTACAACGAAGTCATTAGCTACCTACTTGTGCAGCATGGCAAAAAGGGTTCCAAAAACCAACTGGACCTATTTGACAGTAAGCATGAGGAACCGATGGCAGAGTTGGCCGATGAAAATCAATACGGCGAATTTGGCGAACTATAGTTACATGATAATAACCCGCTGAACTCTGTGACATTTTGTCACAGAGTTCAGCCTTAAGGAGTAAGTTCAATGAATATTACTGAAACCACTGAAATCACTATGTCGGTCACACAACTGTCCCGTGATTTGCGTGTTGCATCCAGAACTTTATCTGATGCTGAAGCACGGTTTTTAGTCGATGCGTATTACCAAATGCAGGGCAATCGTATTCGTTCTAATAATCAAATTAGGTCAATGAAAGAAGAACCACATGAAGTATTAGGCTGGCTGTCTACTCAGGCAGACATTTTGGAGAAAAGTGTACGTGCTTCGTTGGACGTGTACTCCGATGCTCACCCCATTGGTCGGCGCGTTCGCACGGTCGTTGGCATTGGCCCAGTTATAGCTGCTGGTCTGATTGCACATATAGATATAGAACAAGCTCCTACTGCTGGAGCTATCTGGCGATTTGCCGGTCTCGACCCCACTGCGAAATGGGACAAGGGAAAGAAGCGTCCACACAATGCGGAGTTAAAGACATTGTGCTGGAAGTTGGGCGAGAGCTTTGTGAAGGTGAGCAACCACGACGACGACTTCTATGGTGCGTTATATAAGACACGCAAGGAGATTGAGTTAAAGAAAAACGACGAGGGTCTTTTTTCTGAGCAAGCGAAAGCGAAGCTGGAAAAATATAATATAGGTAAGAAAACGGATGCCTACAAAGCCTACATCATAGGCAAGTTGCCTCCAGCACATATTCATGCGCGAGCCAAACGCTATGCTGTCAAGATTTTCCTATCGCACCTTCATGAGGTCTGGTATCGGCATGAGTTTGATAAATTGCCACCGGCACCATACGTCATGGTGCATGAGGGCCATGCTCATAAAATCGAGCCACCGTTCTAACTTAGAGCGAGCCAATGATCGAGAGAGAACCATTGCTAGTAAGCGAGCCAATTGACACGAGAGAACCAACGTTTCAGAGCGAGCCATACCGCCAGAGAGAACCAACAAGCCGGAGCGAGCCATACCGCCTGAGAGAACCAAAGGGTTAGAGCGAGCCATTTCGGATGAGAGAACCAAAGGGCTAGAGCGAGCCAATGACGGAAGAGAGAACCAAACAGCGTGAGCGAGCCATGGGGCACGAGAGAACCAACGTTTCGGAGCGAGCCACGGGGCATGAGAGAACCAAAAGAAAGGAGCGAGCCAGTTCGAATGAGAGAACCATAGGGTCAGAGCGAGCCACAAGCACCGAAAGAATCAAACCTTCAGAGCGAGCCAATGACGGATGAGAGAACCAAAAAGGCAGAGCGAGCCAATTATTGAGAGAGAACCATCGCCAATGAGCGAGCCATTAGTTAAACGACAATAACCCGCTGAACTCTGTGACATTTTGTCACGGAGTTCAGCTCTTAAGGAGTAAATTATGTCAGACATTATTATAAAAAATCCAGAAAACTTAGCGATAGATCCACGCATGGAATATGTGATTAGGTGTGTTAAAGAAGTAGTAACAAAGCGGGGTGATGACCCCCGAAGTGTTACGGGGTTTGTACGTGGGAAAGCTTTTTACGGGGAGCTGTCACATTCGATGTCGGATGCCACCGTGTTAGATTGGGCAGATTCCCAATTCATTTTCCACGACGACGAGTACATACATGGGTTACAACTATACGATACGGTTACGGGGAGCTATCTGGGAATCGTCAGCATATTTGATATCTCTGCGTTGCATCATTCACAGCATCCTGAATGTGTTTCTGCCGGTTGTGCGCACGGTGGCAAACGCGATTCTATCGTTATTGCTATTACGTCTAAAGCAGTTAGAAGGAGGGCAAGGTCACAACTACAAATTAACAATGGACTTGGAGGGTATTTCTCCGATTCTACGAATATGATAAGTGTAAAAAATCTCACTTCCCTAACTTATCAATGTCATAAATGGTATGGGAAAGGCGTGGGAAAACGCATACTTTCTGCAATCGATTCGATTTTTAGCACTGTTTTATCTGGTAACTTACCTGCTGATGACCGTCATTTAGGGACGACAAAAATGGCTATGCGTTCTAGCATAAGCAACTTTACACGGAAGTATAGGGACGCAATTACTATATTCTTTGATCACATTGACACTTCTAAATATGATCCCGCTACATCGGAATCTATTTTACCGGAGTTTATATTTGATAAGGATTTTATGGCTACCTTTATAAGGAAGGAAAGTGAGGCCATAGCTGCCCTTAAAAAACCATACGAGGTACACGATAGATTCTTTAATATTTTTAAAGACAGTGTAAAGCGCGTGGTATGTCATGACCTCACCACTGATGTAGTGACTTTCTATAGTGATTGGCCTACAAAATTTGAGCGTTCATACTTCCCAAATCTGGACAGCTTTATAAATGAGAACGCAAGTGCTAGTGAAAAAATTGCTGTCTTAAATATTGGTTTGCAAAGTGACGGTGATATGGGTGCATATGCTGACTTAGGTCCGCATGACCCTGTATTAAATTACATTCCGAATGTAGGGCTTGGACGGTATGAAAAGCCAGCGACTTACGATGCCCTACTTAAGGGAGGCCAAGACGGTCAGGTGTTTTATTTTCTTGATGACAATGTGGAATACTAAAGAAGGAGTAATAGAATGACATGTAAACAAACACTACATACGATAACTCCAAGCGAAGTACGCATGGAACGCATTCGCGAGAATCTAACGTCATTTACTGTGGACGAAACGCAACATCCCCCTGCAAGTATGCGGGATTACAAAGACTTGAAGATGGGCTTCAAGACGCGGGTGAAGATTTGGTTAAAAAAGCTAACCGAACGCAGAGATAACTAACCCTAAACTCTGTGACAAAATGTCACAGAGTTTAGCCTCTAATTTATTAAAACCCTGCTTCGGCGGGGTTTTTTTATGTTTGCAAGAAAATTCGACCGCCGTAGTTGCGTTCTAAGCGACGATCTCAGGTTAAGTAAGGGGGATGGTAGGGGGGATAAACGGGATTTTAACTATTCGGACAGGGTTTTCACCCGTGACAGATTGAAATTTTAATAGCCTTTTTTGTGATTTCTGTCAGTGAAATCTTAGCTGTGGGTACTACAGAATATATACGAGATATTTTAGTTCGGCCGATAGAGGTTCGTGATACACTTTCGCGTGACCGGTATTAGTAATACTCGGCGTTGTCCCCATGCCGAACATTACCCTCTACGATATTGGTTAACGTTTACTCCTTGACGTTTTACCCCGCTCCGGCGGGGTTTTTTATGCTCTACTATTAGTAAGCGTTGAGGATTTAATTTCTCTTTGGTATACTCTGTATAAGAGCCATCACGTCAGAGAGAACTAAGGCTCTTGAGCGAGCCACTTAATTAGAGAGAACCACAATCCAAGAGCGAGCCAGTTAAAGTGAGAGAACCACAAACCAAGAGCGAGCCACGGCTCTTGAGAGAACCAAAATTAGCGAGCGAGCCAAGGCAGTTGAGAGAACCAGAAAAGGAAAGCGAGCCAGCGTCGTAGAGAGAACCAAAATTAGCGAGCGAGCCATTGACGTGGAGAGAACCAGGAAACGCGAGCGAGCCACGGCTCTTGAGAGAACCAGGTATAGGGAGCGAGCCAAGCGCGTTGAGAGAACCACGCAGCGCGAGCGAGCCATTTTTGTTGAGAGAACCAAGGAGCGAGAGCGAGCCATTTTTGTTGAGAGAACCACAGGGCCGGAGCGAGCCATCATTAGCGAGAGAACCAAATAGAGAGAGCGAGCGTTTATGAAAAAACCTCCCCAAACACCCATCTTGATAACAGGCGTTGAAGTCTTGGCGATTACAGTAGGTATTGCTGTCGTATTAGGTATAGCGTATTACCTTGGCTGGTGGACAGGGGTACTAAATTATGTTCCATGAACAGGAGAGAATATGGTGGGGTGACGCATATATTCCGGCGATGCCGAGGCTGTATCGTGAAAATCCAATCTGGTGTTTCTTAGTTTTCCCCTTAATTTTTCAAAGCTTAGAAACTTCTAAAGTGTGGGCGTCAGGTAACATGATACGCATAAAGATTGGAAAGCCCTACTCACGATGACTACTCCAGAAAAGAAAGTTAAGGGAAATGTAGTTGCTGTACTTAGAGCATTGAACGCTTATTATTTTTATCCTGCTACAGGTGGCTATGGTCGCAGCGGGATTCCCGATGTAGTTGCATGTCTTGATGGGCAATTCATTGGCATCGAGTGTAAAGCTGGTTCTGGAAAAACAACTGCCCTACAGGAAAGAGAACTCCAAGCTATAAAAGATGCAGGCGGTCTCGCTATTATTTACTCAGAACCAGCAATGAGTAAGCAAGATTTGAGAGAGCTTCTACAGACGGGGGAAGGGAACTGGTAAGAAATTGTGAGCGGGGGCGACGACAACAAAAACATAAAGGGGAATTATAATGACGGTATCTCGATTAATTTTTAAGCTGTTGTATCCCTTTTGTTGCTCAGACACAAAAATAATTCTGGGGAACATGGATACTAAAGCAGAGATAATACAGCGTTGTGTTGACGACAAGCTAAAAGACGACATCGCACGAACATGGGATTTTAATTCAGAAGCGCCCCCACCGGACGATTTTGAGAAATGGGTAAATATCCTAGAAGCGGGTACTTTTAATCCGATAGAGCGAATAGCAATAAAGGCTGCTCTGTACAATCATAAACGGGAAGCCACTAGAAAAATAATTTATAGCACATTAGTGGGTGGGGGATATACTTCAAAAAAAGAAGAAGACTATAGAGATCATCCTGATCCTGAAATGGATGAATATTGCGGTCAGTTACAAGGTCATTTAAAAGGGTATCCGGGGTATGAAGATGAGCCAATACACCCCCATTATGGAGATGACCCAACGCAGGAATTAGAAGAAATTCTTAAAGATTGCTTTGGCGAAGAAAACCAATGCAAATAGTTACGCTTGATTTTGAAACTTTTTACGACAAGCAATACAGCTTGTCAAAACTCACAACTGAAGAATATATTCGGGACTATCGTTTTGAAGCAATTGGTGTCGCTACAAAAATAAACGCGAAAGAATCAACATGGTGTAGTGGCGAACACTCCGATATACAAAATTACTTAGACGAAATAGATTGGGACAACTCCATCATGGTAGCGCATAACGCTATGTTCGATGCTGCCATTCTTTCGTGGCAATTTAATATAAAGCCCAAACGTATTGCGGATACATTATCGATGTCGAGGGCTATTGACGGCGTTAATGTGAAACATAGTTTAGCTGCTGCCGCTGCCCGATATAAGTTGGGGCGAAAGGGAACTGAAGTCGTAGCTGCATTAGGTAAACAAAGAAAGGATTTTGATACTGAAGAACTAGAACAGTACGGAAAATACTGCATCAACGATGTTGAGTTATGTTTTAGATTATTTCGCTTGTATGGAAAACACTTCAGCTATGAAGAACTGGAGATAGTTAGCCTGACCATAAAAATGTTCAGCGAACCCGTTTTAGAACTAGACGTCCCACTGCTAGAGCAGCATCTTAGGGCCATACAAGATATGAAAGCGGAGTTAATGGCTGCGGCTAACGCTGATAGTGAAACGCTCCAATCCAACCCTAAGTTTGCTGAGTATTTAAAAACACTAGGTGTAATACCACCTACCAAAATATCTCCTCGCACTGGGAAGAAAACTTTTGCTTTCGCAAAAAATGATGTCGCAATGCAGGAATTACGAGAACATCCTAACATTGCGGTTCAAACATTAGTTTCGGCCCGTATAGGCATTAAGTCTACAATTGAAGAAACACGGACGGAACGATTGCTTGGTATTGCTAAGCGCACAGGAATTTTACCCGTACCTCTCCGATACTACGCTGCTCATACAGGACGGTGGGGAGGTAGCGATAAGCTTAATATGCAAAACCTACCAACTCGAAAGGGTAATACCATTAAGAAAGCAATTACTGCACCGGAAAAATATCTAATCATTGACGCTGATTCTGCACAAATAGAAGCAAGAGTATTAGCATGGCTTGCTGGTCAAAATGATTTAGTCGAAGCCTTCGCAGCGGAACAAGATGTTTACAAAATTATGGCTGCGACTATATATGACAAACCTATTTCTGAAATATCAAAATCCGAAAGGTTTGTAGGTAAAAGTGTTGTTCTAGGGTCAGGCTATGGCATGGGGGCTAAAAAATTCAAAGCGCAATTATGGGGCTTTGATGTTGAGATAGAGTTTGAAGAGGCTAAACGAATTATCAATACATATAGAAGTAATTATTCGCAAATACCTGCTTTATGGAGCGATGGACAAATCTGTTTGAATGCAATGCTAGACAACCAAACGGAAACACTTGGTGTACAACCACAGGTAGTATATTTAGATGAGAGTGCAATAAATGGGGATGTTGGTTTTGTGCTACCAAATAAGATGATGTTGAGCTACCCAGAGTTAGAACGCACTAAAGATTATGAATATTCGTATCTATCCAAAAATAACACACGTACAAAAATATACGGCGGTAAAGTTATAGAGAATGTTTGCCAAGCTATCGCACGATGTATTATTTCATGGCAGATGCTCAAAATTTCAAAAAAATATAAGGTCGCATTAACGGTGCATGACTCTATTGTGTGTGTTGTAGAAGAAGCAGAGCAAGAGAAAGCACAAAGTTATATAAAAACCATCATGAAGACTTCACCAGAATGGGCAACAGGACTACCACTTAATTGTGATATTGGGGTAGGTCAATCTTACGGAGAATGCTGATGATTAATACTTCAAAAATGCCTTGGTTAAGAAAAGATTACACCGTTAGGGAAGAAGAACAAGACCGAATAGAAAAACGGTGGGAGGATTTCTCGATAGCAGAAATAGAAAAAGAATACAAACAAAACTCAGAAACGCAAATGCCTTGGAGTAAAGCAGTTAGAATTATCCAAACGTTGGTTGACGAAAGAGAAGATTATGGAGAGGGTAACAAAATAATTAAACAGGCATGGGCAAGAATTCTACAGGAAAGGAAATTAATTATGCGTAAAGAATTTTTCAAGGTGAAAGGCCGACGTGCTGGGCTGGATCGTAGTCCGTTCGAGGTTATGCTCAGTCGGGAGTCGGTGTTGTACGCAGTTCGCAATAATGATGGAAGCCTGTATGCACTGATTGACGGTCCACTGGGAGAGGTAAATCTGACCCCGCTGACCTACACCCAAGACGGGGAAGAGCGGGAATTGTTCTTCGAGTGGCTTACGGGGGGAGTCCCGCCAGAATGAATTTTTGTTGGTCCTATTCGTCGCTATCTTTGTTTACGCAATGTGCCCGTAAGTTTTATCGCTTACGTATATTAAAAGATATAGTAGAGCCGGAATCGCGTCATCTAACATACGGTAAAGAAGTCCACCAAGTTGCCGAGGAATACGGGCGCGATAACAAAGAGATACCAGAGGAACATAAGTTTATTCAGCCTCATATAGATATTTTGTTGGGTGCAGCCGGGGATAAATTTTTTGAGCATAAGATGGCTCTAACTGCTGATTTGGAACCCTGCGATTTTTGGGATAAGGAAGCATGGTGGCGAGGCGTGGCTGATTTTATTTCTGTAGATAATAAAAACGCCTTGTTAGTAGATTACAAAACCGGCAAGTCCGCAAAATATGCAGATACTAAACAACTGGAAATACTATCTCTTGCTATTTTTAGTCATTTTCCAGAGGTTGAATGTGTTAAAGGAGGGTTACTATTTTTGGTTTCAGAAGAATTTAAAAAAGCTAATTTTTACAGGAAAGACGAGGAAAATTATTGGGCCAGTTGGGACACTGAATTAGATAGATTAAATATGTCTTTTGAAGCAGATACTTGGAATCCTACTTCTAACTTCACTTGTCGTAAATTCTGTCCGGTTTTAGACTGTGAATATAATGGGAGAGGATAAAAAATGCCATTGAAAAAAGGTACGAGTAAAAAGAACATAGCGGCCAACGTGAAAGAACTCATAGAATCGGGTCGACCTAAAAATCAAGCGATTGCGATTGCGCTTTCTCTAGCACGAGGTAAGACAGATGCCATACAAAAACCCAAAACGAGATCGAAATTACAAAAAAGAGTATCAACTACAGAAAAAAAGAAACGAAAGAAAACGAAGAAACACTCGCGAAAGAGCTAGATACGAGGCTAAAAATCCCGGCAAAGATGGGAAGATTACGGATGTCAAAGGGGAAGACATTGATCACAAGAAGCCTTTGTCTAAGGGTGGTACAAACAAAAAAAGTAACCTAAGAAGTGTGTCACCAAGTAAAAATAGGTCATTCAGTCGCAATTCAGATGGAAGCGTAAAAAGAAACACGCCTAAAAAGAAAAAGAGAAAATCGAAACGAAAGGCGTAATTAATATAGGAGTAATACGTGCAAGTTATTGAGGATAGAATATTATTAAGAACACGCCATCCTGAAAAAGTTGTAGATAAAATTCCCCAAAGTTCCGTAGTGGATATTGAGGATGATATTTACACCATTTGTGTAGATTGGAACCTTCCAACTGCACAAAAACTAGCAAGACTTAAGATGAAAGGTGTTCCATCCCCCATTACGTATGAGTATGCGTGGGCGGGGGTTTCTCCCCCTATGGAACATCAGAAAACTACCGCAGAGTTCTTGACGCTTAATCCCCGCGCATTTTGTTTCAATGAGCAGGGGACAGGCAAAACTGCCGCTGCAATATGGGCCTCCGACTACCTACTAGATAAAAAACACGTCACTCGTGTTCTTATAGTTTGCCCTCTATCGATTATGCAATCTGCATGGCAAGCAGATTTATTTAAATTTGCGGTGCATAGAAAAGTAGGAATTGCTTATGGTCCACGGGAGAAGCGAGAGAAAATAATTAACAACACAGAGTATGAATACATCGTCATTAATTATGACGGTATAGAAGTTGTTAAAGATACCATCAAGAATAGTAATTTTGATTTAGTAATCATAGATGAAGCTAATGCTTATAAGACATCTACTACTAAACGTTGGAGAACCATGAGCAAACTTATAGGACCATCTACATGGATGTGGATGCTTACTGGAAGTCCTGCTGCACAGTCTCCTGTCGATGCACATGGCTTAGCCAAATTATGTGTACCGGATAATGTGACTCGATCACTAACGACATTTCGCAATTTGGTTATGTACCCAGTGTCTCGGTTTAAATGGGTTCCAAAGCCAAATGCTTTAGATACTGTGTTTGAAACACTACAACCCGCTATTAGATTTACAAAAGAAGAATGTCTGGATTTACCGGAGATAACTTACGTAGAGCGGGAAGCCCCCCTTACGCTGCAACAAGAACATTATTACAAAATACTAAGAACTAAATTTCTTATGCAGGCAGGTGAAGAACAAGTTACTTCTGCTAATGTTGCTGTAAACATGAGTAAATTGTTACAGGTGTCAGGTGGGGCCGTCTATTCAAATTCTGGAAGCACAATCGAATTTGATGTATCCAACAGACTTAAGGTAATTAAAGAAGTTATCGACGAATCAATTGCCAAGGTATTAATTTTTGTTCCGTTCCGGCACACGATTACACTTTTACACGAGTATCTTACTGACCAAGGTATAGCTACAGAATGTATAACCGGTGATACCTCTTTAAACCAAAGAACAGACTTGTTTAAACGATTCCAAGAATCGGACGACATAAAAGTTTTTGTTATACAGCCACAAGCAGCAGCACACGGTGTGACATTGACCGCTGCCAGCACAGTTATTTGGTACGCACCCATTACCTCTACGGAAATTTACTTACAAGCTAATGCTCGTATCAATCGGCGCGGACAGAAAAATATTATGACCATCGTGAACGTTCAAGGCTCCGCAGTAGAGCGGCGGTTATACAATTTGCTATCGGGGCGACTTGATGCTCACGTTAAATTACTTGATCTATATAACGAAACTATCAACGAATAACCCCTTGACACTGTATAGGATACGAGTAGAATATTGAAGGTAGAAAAGGAGTAGATATATTTATGAGTGCCGTTATGAAAGAAAGAACCTATTCACTGGATGAAATGGCAGGGGCGTTTCTTGCCATCAGGAATAAAATTTCAGAAGTGCAAAAGAAAGCAGACAGAGAAATAAAAGCTCTGGAAAAGCAAAAAAATATAATTGCCACTGAGTTTGAAAAGGTCTGTGAAAAGGATGGTGTAAATAGCATTAATACAAATTCTGGGACCATTATCCGAAGTGTCCGCCAGAGATACTGGACCTCAGATTGGATTCATTTTTGCGAAATCATGAAGGAAAATAATGCGTTTGATTTAGTCGAACAGCGCATACATCAGGGGAACATAAAAAAATTCCTTGAAGAGAACCCGACTATCCAACCTCGCGGTTTAAATGTTGATTCTAAATACTCAATAACCGTTCGTCGCCCTACTAAAAAATAAGGAAGTAAACTATGGCTAATAACCTAACCTCTTCATTTGATTTATCAGATGTCCCAAAACACATTCAACAGACGGAATTATCAAAATCCCTTGCCACTACACAAAGCATTATAATTCCTCGTATTGTGTTCAATGGCAAAGGTTCTTGGGAAATGAAACTTGGCTCCGAATCACAAAAAAACATCGAGTCCAAGGATTTGAATGTCATAATTGTAGGTGTAGCACCGCAAATTTCCCGAGCATTCTATGAGGATGCGTACACTCCGGGTTTTGCCAAACCTCCTATTTGTTGGTCTACAGATAGCATTACCCCAAATCAGGCCATAGCAAACCCACAGGCTCCTACGTGTGCCGCATGTCCAAAAAATATTAAAGCACCTAGCGGTAGCAAGCCATGTAGGTTTTTTCGTAGGATTGCTGTGGTTAGTCCTGATGACATAAATGGTCAGATTTACCAAATGCAACTACCATCCACCACCATATTCCCAAAAAACGACGGGACTAAGATGGCATTTAACGGATATGTTAATTACCTCAATAGCAAAAATACACCCATCGACCGAGTAATTACTCAAATGTATTTTGATGAAGAAGTAAGCTACGGTAAGTTGTTTTTTGCAGCGGTAGAATTCGTTAGTGCAAAAAACACGAAAGTTTTAGAAACGTTAGTTGATGCGCCGGAAATACAAGAGGCTATAACAACATCCTATTCGTTAGCCAACGATGAGGCTTCTAAAACAGGGTTTGTTGAGTCCGAAGAAAAATCAAAAACCCCGAAAGCATCTTTATGGACGACTACCGACAAAGAAAAACCTCAAGTAAAGACACGTACTAAAAAAGACGTTCCTCCTCCTGAAGAAGGAGATGTTACTGAAGACATTGGTGACATCCTAAAGAATTGGAAAGATGAAGATAACAAGGAAGTTGACGACGGATGATTACGGATAATCGTGGGTACAGCAACAAAATCATCTTAGCCAACAAAGAAGCATCCGAAAAAAGTTTTGGAGTTAAGTTGGGGAGGTATTGTATTCCCAGAGACATTTCTGTTTCTGAAATTGCAAATCATTTCAACGTTACCCGAATGACTATCTATGGATGGTTTGACGGTACATGGATTCCTACAATCGAGCATAAAGAAAAAATAATAGAGGTGCTTGAAGGAGGCGGAGGATTGGATGCTAGTCAACAAGAGGTCGAGTAATGATAAAGCTTTTATCGCGCATACTTGCCCCGCAGGGATACTATTGTCTTGTAGGGCTTAAGAAAGATACGCCGCCAAAGCAAAGTTTCCATGAAACGTTAGAAGATGTCGAATTTGAAGCAAAGAGACTACTATCCGACAACCATGATATCTATTTCGCGTGTGCCACATTTAAGGAACCTTATAAACGCACGCAAGTTAACGCTACGTGGTTCAAGAGTTTTTTCCTCGATATAGACTGCGGAAAAGGGAAACCCTACGCTAGTCAAGGGAAAGCTATTCTAGCACTGAAGGCATTTTGCAGTAGTAGTAATTTACAAATACCTACACTGATTTCCAGCGGGAGTGGAATCCATGCTTATTGGATTCTTTCTGAAGCCATAGAGAAAACTGAATGGCTTCCTGTTGCAGAGAAACTAAAGCTGCTGTGTGTAGAAAATAATTTAGACGCCGATGCAGCCATTACTGCCGATGCAGCCCGCATTCTGCGAATTCCCGAAACATATAACTATAAGACTGACCCCCCTGTGTATGTCACATGCCTACATGCGGGTGATGATATTCATTTAGAGACCTTCAAAAAAGTTGTTGGAAATGTTAAACAGCCACAGAAACTACAGGAATCCTTTACGACACAAAAGAAAGATAACCAACAATACTCTTTTTATAAAATTACTAAGAAAACCCTTAACGGAAAAGGGTGTGGGCAAATTAATTATGCCTTAACGCACCAAGACGAGGTTGGATACAATCTCTGGCGCGGGGTACTATCTATAGCCGCTAATTGTAAAGATTCTAAAATAGCTATTCATGCTGTTTCTAATAAGCACCCCAATTACTCCGCTAAGGAAACTGAAAAAATTGCGGGAAGCACAATCGATAAACCCCAATTATGTACTACGTTCCATGCTAATCAGGTGGGTATCTGTGATACATGTTCCCACTATAGAAAAATAAATGGCCCATTAGAACTCGGAGTAGAAATTAAAAAAGCTGCTGCTTCTGAAATAGATATACCTAAACCATATTTTAGGGGCGTAGCGGGAGGTATATACAAAAAATCTCGCGACCCTAACGACGACGACCTTTTAATTTACCATAATGATATTTATCTAATTAAGCGCCTTAACGATAAAGAAAAAGGTGATGTAGCTTTAGCAAGATTCATCTTGCCAAAGGACGCTCCTCGTGAATTTTATATCCCACTTTCTGTGATGCGAAGTAAAGAGGAACTAGGGAAACTTATAGCCAAAGAAGGAATTCTCCTAATGTCCAAACAGTTGGACGCTATGATGGTGTACCTAATGGCATGTACAAAACATCAACAGGAGCAGGAGGAAGCTGAAATTATGCGCGTACAATTTGGATGGGTTGGCGAAAATGACAAATTTATTCTTGGTGATAAAGAAATAGGTTTAAAAACTATTAAATACAGCCCTCCCTCTCCTTCGACTGAATCATTGTGTCCGTGGGTACAGCCTAGAGGAGCTTTAGAAGAATGGAAAAAAGTTATTTCGGTTTATGACCAAGATGGTTTTGAACCACATTGCTTCGGTATTTTCACAGCCTTCGGCGCACCGCTCATGAAACACCTCGGTTTCAACGGCGCGTTAATTAATTTAATTAATTCATCTTCCGGCACAGGCAAGTCAACTGTCCTTAAAGTGTGTAACTCTGTATATGGACACCCGGATAGACTCTTAGCCCAAGAAACTGACACGTTTGCGCACAAAATGTTTAGGTTAGGCATCATGAATAGTATGCCTTACACCATTGACGAAGTGACTAATATGGACCCCGCTACTGTTTCTAAGTTGTTATACAACGTTTCGCAAGGTACAGGGCCGGGGCGTATGCAGTCCCAGACTAATGTCGAACGTAAAAACGATACATCATGGTCACTCATTGCATTAGCGAGCGCCAATTCATCAATGGCTGAAAAACTAGGTTTAATAAAACAATTTGCTGATGGAGAACTCATGCGGTTACTGGAATACCGCATTGACCAAACTAATAATATAAGCAAATCAGATGCATATGATTTATTCGAGGGGACCATGCTGCATAATTATGGTTTAGCTGGTCCTGAATACATTAAATGGTTAGTTAGGAATCTGAAAACTGCTACTAGCATGACAAAAGATGTACAAAGAACACTTGATAGTAAAATGAATTTGGATGCTAAAGAAAGATTCTGGTCGGCTGTAATTTCTTGCAACATAACCGGCGCACATTTTGCTAAAGACCAAGGACTAATAGATATTGATGTACCCCGTGTATTGAGATGGGCTACAAATGTACTTATTCCAATGTTGCGACAACAAATTTCGGAGCCAAAAATAGATTTTATTGGTGTCTTAGGAGGATTCTTAAATACTAATCGGGGGAACATCTTGGTTGTGAATGGGGAAACGGACGCTAGAACAGTTTTGCATCCCGCACCTCTAGTCGAACCCAGGTTTGAGTTATCAATTAGATTGGAACCCGATGAGAAAATGTTATACGTTTCCAGTAAGGCAATAAGAAAATACTGCGCTCAGGAACAAATTATTTTCAAGGATTTAATTTTTGATTTAGGTGAAAAGAATATATACAAAGGGACTAAGCGTAAACGTCTAGCTAAGGGAACTTCCATTGATTCACCACCCGTAGAAACGCATATATTTGATGTTTCTACAGACGAGCTAATCGACACAAGTCAATTTATAAAGAATTTAGAACAGCAAACGGATGACCCAAATACACGGGATAGTATTTGACATTCAATGGGATAAATTTGAACCACACAGTTCTTTTTTTATTCCGTGTCTTAATGACAGGAAAGCAAAAAAACTTCTGTACGCTGAATGTAGAAAACGAAAATTACAAGTGCGTATAAAAACTGTAATAGAAAATAGAATACGGGGGATTAGGGTTTGGAGGCTGAAGTAAAGCGCCTACCATTTTTCACGATCCGCCCAATAAGCTGCTGACATCTTACCCTTCTTAATATTTTTCCCGTGCCGAGCCTTGAAAGATTTTCGTCTGGCTGTTTGCTTAGCGGACTCTCCAGCCTTGGGTTTGCCAGCAGTGGTCACGCCTTGTTGCCCGAAGCGTATCGTCTTAATCTTATCGCCTACCTTGGCAACTACGACATGGGATTTTTTAGGGTGCCCAGGAGTTCGTTTAGGTTTGTTGTATCCTGAAACTCCAGCACGGACAAGCCGGGAGTCTTTCGCTTTGCTGCTCTTACGCATTGTAGCTATTGCAACCTCTTAGCAATTCGTACCTTAACTTCTCTTTTTTCTTCCTGTACTTCCATTAGTCCTTCTTGCAGATCCGCATTGTCTGGGTCTGCCCGTAACATCTGCTTAAACTCAACCTCTGATTTCACTAATGCCCGCCGTTCCGCAAGGTCCATCTGCAAATAAATTTTATCGTGCTGAGCAGTGCTATCCTCGATAACTTCCTCTATTTCCGCGTCCATTTCCTCTGCGTTTACAAAACGGTCTTCGATGAACCACGTAAGAGAAATTATTCCTATAAATGCAGAAACAGAAACCCACGCTAGACTTCGTTTAAAACTACTAAGCTTAAAGAACGTAGGGAGGGGTGGTTCCCAATTCATATTAGGGAACTGGTAAGAAATAGTATATGGGGTGCAGCTTTCAACTTAGTTCTATCCCTACGTCTTCTAATATAGGATCTCGTAGTTTCTCATTTATGTATAGCCCATTAATATATTCTTCGCTCCGTTTAAGCTTTGCTTTGAAGCTTTTTATTTCGCTAGAAGCGTTTATAGGCATGGCGCGTCCAAAGCGGCTGTTATTAAATCTAGCTATTTCTTTCCGCACCTTTCCTTCTTCTTTATAGTCTCCGGTTACTTTAGCGCCATACAGTTTATTTAATAAACCGCGACGGCGTTCCAATACTGCTCTTTGGTATTGTTTTGCAGATGAATTTGCTCTGTATCGTTTAGTTAGTTCCGCAGGCGAGAAACCAAACATATTCATCAGTATAGACCCCGTAGGCACTGGGTCCATTATAGGAGTCATACCATCCCGAGTTAGTGCGCCTCCTTCACCAAGCATAGGGAGATCACTAAACCTAGCTGCTTGCAACGGGTTGTTCATGAAGGATGGGGTGATTTTTTCCATCCCCCGTAGAAGCTGCCCTTCAGAAAACAGCTCTATACCATCATACAGACTCCCTACAATCCCTACTGCTGGCCCCGCAAAAGCTAGTGGGTAATACAACCACTCTAACTGTTCTCGTTTATAGGGGTTATCATGAGGAAATAACATATTCCCAAAACCTGTCCGACTTGCTAGATCAGTTCCCAATACCGCATTGAATAATCCAAAAAAGGCAAAATCCCCCATTTTAGCGTTAAGGGAAGTATCAAACTCCCACGGTTCGTCCTCATCTCCCAATAAGAAGTCGCTCATCGCCATACTTGCAATTGCATCCACTGCGCCATAAAAAGGTAAGCCCTTCATACCTGCCAGTGTATAAGCCGGTACCATGATCGCCGCAATCTGTTTAAACGCGATACCTCGTTCTTTAGGATCTACGTGGGACACGGCATCTCTTGCTAGGCGGTATTGCAGATAAACTTGTGAAAAAGCAAACCGTTTAAAAGTACCCATTACTTTCCCAATACCATCTTGGAAATGTGTAGGCCCAGTTTCTGCAATCGCAGGGCCGTTTATGGTGTCTACAAAATCAACTGCAAAGTTAATAGCCGATTTTTTATCTGTAGCTCCCTTTTCGGCCCCGTACTCACTACTCCCCGCTCTTATTTCTGCCGTTCCTTTTTTTCTAGCTAAATCGTAAGCCGCAATCAAAGCAATTTCCCGGTTGGCCCGCTCAGTATTTTGGAAATACCAACTTAATGCATAAGTGTATTTGTGAACCCGCTGAGAAAGCTTTCCGGTTCGGCCTTTTTGCATATCGACTAATTCTTGACCTGTAGTCCTTCGGACAGCGCCGCGAGCGAGTCCAGCGTCGTACAACGCTCTATACTCAGGGGATAAATTTTTATTCGCCCCAAAAGTTTTATCTGCAAGCGATGTATTAAAACCAGTTAGGAAACCAAGTGCTTTCGGTATTTCAAATTTAGTATTGTTATCCCGCCCCCCGTTCATGTACATTTTCATTGCGTTCATAAAAGCTTTATGGGTATCTACCAAACCATATCGCCCAACCATATGAAAATATCCAATCGCTATCTGTGATAGGTTTACAAATGCGGAAGATAAATTGCCCAGGATGTACCACACATAGCTCCCCCATGAAAGTGTCGCAGCCCATGACTTAGGTTGCGGGTTTTCTAAAAACTCCCTTTTGTCTTTTACGCTTTGTATAATTTGGGCAACGTTAGGGTCGGCTTTAGTTGCCCCCGAATCATCGTCGCTCCTTATGTAGCCTTCGGGTTCGGCAGATGTTCTTTGAATTTCGTCAAGCGCCGCATAAGCATCACGTAATTCTTTTGATTGCTGCATTGAAGCTAGCTGATTTGCCATCTGATGGCCTATCTGCGCAAAATTACGTACTGAATCTTTTCTAAACCCCGCTATCTTTTTACGTTTTTTAAACTGTTTCTTTAGAGAAGAATCAGGAAACATATTAAGATAGTTATCGACTATTAATTTTTTAGTTGAGGCCGGTAAATCCGCATCCCCAGTTAGTGCGCCCAAAAGTTTTTCTATCTCTGGATTAGGTACTTCACTACTTATTGAAGCATCGTTGGGACGGGCATAAGTAAGTATGCTGCCTTTGATTACATCAGGATCTTTTTCGAGTATTTGTTTCGCAGCAAGCCGTTGTTCGGGGGATTCATACGATAGAGTTACACGTTTGACAAAGGCTGCTCCGGTGTCGTCCATAGTGAGCGCACCAGACGCATCCCTTAGATTAGTTACTCTAAAGTCTAGCCAATAATTTCCGTTATGCCTAAGTAGCGGGAAATATGGAGTTATCTGTCCCTTTAAGAGATCAAGCATATTTTTATGCGCGTCAGCTATACCTGCTTCGCCTAGGAACTTTTCTAAAGTTGCTATATATTCTGTGGCAAAATTTTCATATTTATTTGATAGCCGAATATAAACCTCTTGCAGGGGGGCAGGTAGTTGTGCAAAACGTTTATATAAATCAGTATTACGAACTACTCTGTTTGGATCGGTTCGGTCTGTATTGTTTCGTAGGTCTATTTCGTCAATAGTTGAGTCGTGAACAACATCCTCGAAAGCCTCTCTGTAAGGTTTGTACTCTTTACTATTTAGTACCGTATCTAGGTGGAGAGAGAAATCTTCTACTTCCCTACGTTTATCATCTATTATCTGTTTCCGCGTGTTAACAATAGCTTCAATTTTGCGTATAACTCCCGCAAGCTCCGGGTATTTCTTAGACACCTGATCAGCAAGTTGAAGTAATCCCATAAAGTTATAGACATGTTTTTTATAGTTTGTAGCCCTTTCTAACGTTGTTTTTCCTAGCCCTGTTAGACCTATATCATTAATTGTGGCAAGAAAATCACGATCTTGTGTATTTACATTGATTTTAGATTGGGTCTCTACAAATTCATTACCCGCAGTAGTAGCGATAGAATATAGTAATTGCTTATCTATATTACTTAGCATAGCCGTTGGGTTACGGATTACTAAGCCAGCAGCCCCATACGCCATGTCTACCACTTCTTGTGCCGTTGGGTTGTTGTAGGGATACCGAAAAAGCTTACGCCACCCCGCCTTAAAAAATGCCATTATTGACCTAAAGATATTCCCTATCGGAGATTTCTCTTTCCCAGCTTCTACAGGATCAACTCCCGCATCGACGGCTTCTTCAATAAAGTAAGCTAGTAGTTCATCATTAGGTAATACGTTTTTATCTAATACATCTTCTGCTAATTTAAGCCTGTCCATAGCTCGTTTAGCAAGACGACTTTCAAAACTTCCGTCTGTTTTACTAGCAAACCGCTTAATGGTATTGATTAATCGATTGTAGTTACCTTTTCCCACATAATCTTTCATCCCCACATGGGAGCCTACTTCATGCAGAAACACACCTAATTCATTACCTGCTTCTATGTTATCGGTGAATAGGTATACCCGTTTATCTAAAATAACGCCTTTTGCAGTAGGTTCTAATTGAGTTAGGCCAAGTTCTTGAGGGTTTCTGGCAATCGTAACGGTGTCGTTAATATTCTGCCCCATTCGCGTGGACAGTATGGCGCTCATTACTTCAGGGCTTGTTGGCGTAGTTACCGTTTCGGGAGCAATTGAATAGGCAACTTTCGCCGGTAGCATCGCCTCGGCTATTTTAATGACTTCGTTATAAAACGCTTCTGCGGCATTAGTTAGTTGCTCTAAAGCTTCACCCGTTAAGCGGGTATCTTTGCCCGATCTCGTGCCTCCTACGACGAATGCTCGGTTAGCAAGACCAGCAAGATCAGGATCAAATGTACGGTAAACATATTCTTTAAAATTCTGTTGTAGCACTTCTTCCGTGAGAGCGGGTTCACCGCCTTCGCGTGCTATATCTTGGGCCGCTGCCCTTCCCGCAGCATCTATAGCGTCATCTTCTACGGATGTACCTATTCCCTCGTCTAATCCCGCTGCCGATAGCTCGTTTGAAGCAACAATGGAAGCATCCGCCTCTAATCCCTTCTGTAGGTCAGTTTTTCCTTTAGCATTTACTGCTTGTCTGCTCTTCGTGACCCTCTCAATAAAACGCTTATACACGAGACCGTTTGTAATTTCTTCGATTTTTTGATCATCGTATATAGCAGCTTTGGTATCAGCAGCAACTCTCTTACCCGCTAACTGTGCTGCCTCTTCTACGGCAGGCGCACGATCTGCTAGTTGTTTTACCCTCTTCTTTTTATTGCCCCAAAACTTTACAAGCTGTGTTCCTGTAAATTTCTTATTTGCCCCCGTGGGCGTTTCCTTATCTAGGTCTTCCAAGGTAAGTGGGTTTTCACCTTTTGTTACTGCATCGTATGCAGACTCCTTACCATCTTTACGTGGTCTAAGCGCAGCAGGAACAACAAGGCTTTCAGGAATAGCTCCAGCCTCAGCAGCAGCAGCTTCAGGAGCAGCAGTACCCGCAGCAGCAGCTCGTCTAGCTCTAGCCGCTTCATTTGACGCATTCTCGGCTTCTTTTATGCGGTCGCGTGCGGATTCCTCCTTAGCCATAAGGTCTGCGAGAGCTGTATCTGTGGTAGCTTCGCCTCGGGCTACCTTCTCCATTTCTGCAAAACGTGCTTTTTCCAGTTCAGGGCCATGATCATAGATATAGGCGTCAACAGCTTCCTTTACTTCAGACCATGCCTTCCTAGCCTCCTCAATATCTTTGTTTAAAACAATAGCCTCTGGTGAATCCCCTACTACTTCGTAATCTCTAGTCCTACCAACAGGTTTAGTAACTACAGTTTCAGCAGCCGCATCAGCAGCTTTATCAGCAGCAGCTTTATCAGCAGCAGCTTTATCAGCAGCAGCTTTATCAGCAGCAGCTTTAGCAGCATCTTGTTGCGCCATGAATTCTTCAGGCGTCAGTTGTTTTTTTGCCTTATCTACAACAGGTGTAGTAACTACAGGAGGAGCAACAGTCCCACGCGCTCCGGGCCAAAGTTTTTTAATCGCTTTTTCAGCAACTCCAAACGCAGCGACGTCTTCTTTCTTCGTAAGTTTTTTACGGGCTTCGGCAAAAATGGTTCTTGGAGCTATCCCCCCTCCAATACGATCTTCAATTTCCTCGAAAAATTGTAGAGAACGTCCAGATAATACTTCTGTTACCTCCCGACGTTGTTCGGATGAAGGAGGCAGAAAAGCCTCAGTGGGTTTAAAATCAGGAATTTTATCGAGCCGCGAAAGCTGTTCGGTGGTAGTAGCTACAACAGGAGTAGCGGCTGGTGCAGCCGCAGTATCAGCTTTTCGCTTTTGAGCTTCTTTTAGTCTTCTAGCTTCAACTCTATCAATTTCAGCAGTAATGGAATCATCTTTTTTAGATAGGGGTACTCTATCTCTTTCGGGAACTTTGTCTTTTATAGTTCGGAACAAGTCACTTTTGTCGAGCTGCTCAAGCTCGCGTATCAATACCCTGTCTTTTTCCGCACCTTTTTCTACAAGTTTTTCGCTTCTTTTTGTAAAATCATTAACAATCGTAGTAGCCATCTCAGGGGTGATATCGGCTAACTTAATTTCTCCGTCTATATTTTTTCCGATCTTTATGCCGAATCCGGTATACAAATCCTGTAGGGTGTTATCACCTGATTCATAGCTTGCTCTGGCCTTATTTACAGTTTTATATTCGTCAAACAGCTCTCTTCGTTTTTGCTGTCCTACATTTTGAAGCTCAGGTTCTTGCTGTATAAACTGAGCAAATCCTTGTGCGTCTTCAGCAGCAGCTAACGTTGTTTCAGCTTTTACCCTTTCAGCTTCAGCAGCTTTTTGCTCAAGATTTGCAGCGTGTCGGTCGGATGCCGTAGCTTCGGAATCGTTAATTACCTTATTTAATGCATCTTCTCTAGCTTTAGCTACCCTGAGTTCTTCCTCTGCTGCCTTTATGGTAGCTAAACGAGTTGTTTCCTCGTCTGCCGCTAAACTTACCCCCGTTGGCGCTGCCGCTGCCGCTGCCGCTCCACCATCTAACCCAAGCGCACTCTTGGCTTTCGCTTCATCTGCTAGTCTTTTAGCTTCAGGATCTCCGCCGACAATATTAGTTACCGTGCGAATTGAACTGCCAACCAAACCTGCCGCCGCACCTACTTCAAGATATTCCTCAATAGCTTCCGGGCTGTCTATTGGTCGACCTGCCTGAAAGCGTTCAATAACCTGCTGTCCTACTTCAGTCGGTACTTCTGCTGTTACACCAAGGGCAGCACCCTTGACCCCACGAGTAAACAACCCTCCCTGACGGGTAAGTTTTTCAACGTTTACCCCGGCCCTAGAGCCAAGTCCAAATAGGAAGCGATCTGCGACTAAATCCATAATAGCTTGCGGAATGGACGCTAGAAAAGCAGCCCCTTCATTCAATTTGATTTTAGTTCCGTCCGCGACAGCTTCTTTCTGAGCTTCACGGTTCATACCGTAGAAAAACGGTACATTTGCTAATAACCCACCTGCGATGCCACCAATTACTGTACCGGGGATTCCAGCTACTGCGCCCATTCTTGCGCCTGCTGCTGCACCTGCCAGCGAACCACCAATCGTAGTCCCCATCTGAGGGAGAGATTCACCTAATGCGCTACCAGTAAAAGAAGCTAATTCCCCAGCAGTATCAAGTACTCCTTCTGCTTCTCTAACATCTTTTAATCGTGTCGCATAAGGGGCTTTGGCAGCAAGTTCTTCTTCTTGCTCCGCAACTACCTCTCCACCGTATTCCTCCAATCCTTCCAGCCCTAGACCTTTTCCAACTCCTTCAAGGAATGACCCATACCCCATTTGGGCAATGTCTACGCCACGACTAAGACCTTGGGTAAGTGCGTTACCCTCCGCATATCGTTCTTGCTCAATTCTTTTTAGAATATTTTCATATCTTTCACTGTCCGATATAGCTGCTCCAGCTCCAGCTCCAACTCCACCCAGTTGTGCGCTTAAATACGCAATAGCGTCCTGTCCTGTTGCACCTTCTGGGGCATCAACAGTGTATGCCTGTCCTGTAGGGGCTGTGACCTTATATTTTGGCATCTGTTAATCTGGGATGGGTTCGTAAGAATACTTACCCGTTGGTGGTACGCCCCCACTCGTCGGCGATGCCCCGAGACTAGCCAGCCCGCCGACACCAGCAGGCATCCCATGGCGACTAGCAGCATTTAGCCACATCCGAAACGCTATACCCTGTTGTAATCGAATGGCTGTCGCAACGCCGGCGTCATCCTTCGTTACGTCGAAACTAAAAAAGTTACCCCACCACCCCCGCTTATTCTGTATGTCCTCTATAACTTTAGCCTCTATTGCCCGTGCCTCTAGGGAACTCTGCCAGGTTGTCCAATGGTCTAGCAGTTGATCCTGATTCAAGCCTAATTTGTTACCGGCTATTAGTGTAAGTTTCTCATTGTAGTCAAGTTTTATCCTATTACTTTCCGCGCCTTGGAGTATCGTTGCTTCTTTGAAAGCTATTTCGCTTGCTGCTTTTGCGTCTTCCCTAGCTTCTTTCTTACGCACTCCTAAAGTACCCAATCCTACCTCTAATGCCTCCCCTGCGGCACCAAGAAATGTAGACGCTTTACTCTGCATCATTTTAGCGCCCGCTCTTATATAAGCCTCATTAAGAGCGGAGATTTCGCGATCTTTTTTCATAGCTTTAGGTGGGTCTTCAGCATCACCAGCAGCATCAGCAGGAGCGGCAGCAGCTTTAGCAGCTTCAATAGCCGCTAACCTTTCAGCTTCAATAGCCGCTAACCTTTCAGCTTCAGCTTCAGCTTCAGCAGCAGCAGCATCAGCTTTAGTTTTCTCTGCATTAGCTAGTATTTGTTCTTTTTGCTCATCTGAGTATCTAGGGTCAGTTAATATTTCTTGAATTTCACTAGCCCCCATCAAAGCAGCAGCAGCCGCACCGGCACCGGCTATTTTGGGCAGCGCCTGCCTCCCAAGTGCGCTGGTTATGGCATCCGCAGTCAGTTTATTAGTGGTGCCGGGGGCTACGCCTTTTGGTCTTGTTGTAGCCCAACCCTTACCCTTGAATGCTTTTCGCAATTTTATCCCTAATTTATTTTTAGGGTCGTACCATGCCTTTGCTATGTCTTTCTTACTCATCTTCGAAACTTCTCGTGCCAGCCTTCCGGGGATGAACCGCCCGCCATACTTCAAAGTTCCTAGTCCAACTGCGCCCAAAACTCCAGCAGTGGGAACGCCGATGCCCGCAAGCGCCCCACCAGCAATCCCTCTGCCAACAATTCCCGCTGGATCTTGCTTGAAATGGTAGGCCATATCCTTATATGATTCTGGTTGGACTAAGAAGTTAGCGACATTTCCGACGGTATCCCAAGCATCACCTTCTCGACTAAAGGTTTCACCTGCCCAATTTTTAGCTTGATCCCAATATGACGGCCCCGCTGGATCTCCTACAGGGTCTTCTTCTACGAAGTCTCCTCCTACAAGGTCTCCCGCCGCAAAACCTACTATCCCACCATTGTTCATATACATGTCGGAGGGAGTTGGTAATCCCGCTACGCCTTCTGTACCGGGACGCGCTGCTATTTGGGACATATCTCGGGGTGTGTTAACCCCCTCTACCATCCTCGTTGCCATTTGGGGGGTCATAGCATCGGGGTTTCCCGGCATACCTAATGATGTCATTCCCCTATTGCCTACTTGTTCTTCATACACCGTGGGTGTTGGTCCTGCCTGCCTACCTGCTCTCATTTTTTCCTGTTCAGCCTTTACGCCTAATCCAATAAAAGCAAACGGGTGATTTTGGTTATGACGAAGCCATGTTTCCAATACATCAGGGGGCAATACTTCTAATTTTTCTTTAAAAGTATTAACATTTTCCATCATAGGAGCTGTATCAGGCGAATTACTGATGCTTTGTTGGTTCATCATAATTTCTATCCCTCCGTGAGATCCTTATACGCCCCATATCCGCCGAGACCAGCAAGTCCTAAACCAGTAATCTGCTGAGACAATGAAGGTTCACGTTGGTAAGTAAGTTGAGATGATCCCATCTCTTGGGGTAAACCGCGTAAAATACCGCTATACCAACCCATTTGTTCTTTCGGATAATCACGCTGCCGGAGGAAATCCTGATACGCTAAATCCATACCTCGCTGTTCCTGGGCTTGTCTTATACCACCCACTCGTTCCTGCGCAGATATACGCTGCATTTCCATTTCTTGTTCTGCTGGTCCCAATGCCGCGAAGCCCCGTGCAGCTTGACCTGCTGCTTGTAATCCCTGCATTCCAAATTGAGAACCTAGCTGGGCTTGTCTATATTGTGCTGCACGATCCCGTTCAAACTGTTGTTGGGCTGACAAATAACCTCTTTCACTTCCCTTTGTTTGTATATCGGATAATAAACGTCCTTCATCCCTATCAGCCATAGCTTGTGCCACAGCTTGTCGTGATCCCCCAGCACTCCCACGCCCAGCCGACCTTAAAGCAGCCCTATTTGCTCGTTGAAGTGCGCCTTCTCTAGCATTCCGTAAAGCTACATCAGTAACAGCCTGTTGGTACGGATTCATATATTGCTCAGCTTGTGCTGCGCCAAATTGTTCTGATGGTGTAGCTAAATATTGGTTCGCTCGATTAATTCCACCACCCGCAGCTTGCAAACCGTACTGCCCCACCTGTCCTAGATTATGCCTTGCTAGAGCAAAATCGCTTGTTGCTCCCCCTGGGCTTTGCAACGCTAGCATTTGTTGGTGTGCCGCAGCTTGAGCAGGATCAAATCCAGCAATACGCTGCCCACCATAGGGTATATAGTCTTCTCTCGATATGGCCTGAGCTTGCCCAGCAACATCTGTTACATATGGTGCAAGATATTCAGGTAAAACATTCTGTTTAACAGTTTGCGTTGTATGTGTAGGTGTTTTAGGACTACTGCCGCCCATAACTACTTCTCCTCGTCCTGGTCAAGCTTTCTTCTGAAAACTCTAGTTTCTAATTCCCAGCCGTTTTCTAAGTAATATTCTCCTAGTCGGTCTATTGAGGTCTTACCTTCCAAGTAAACACACCCACAATCACGCGCAACCTGTTCAAAAAAGGTTACAAGCCTATGCGCGTTTTGCATATTTTTCCCCCAGGTTAACCACCCTAGAAATACCTTGTCATTTGTGAATTTATCCAAATATATTGTAGTTACTGCAAAATTCTTCTCTAAAATAAATAAGGTCGCATCACCATTTACACACTCTGCGTATACATCTTCCGCTCTGTAAGTTAGTTGAGGTTGGTCTGTTAATATCTCAGCAATCCCAATCTTCACCCAATCCCATTCTTTACGTATATCTGCTACAACCGGAACATCGTAGGGGGCTTCCCGAAGGGAGGGAGTGAGAGGGAGTTTGGATAGCGCACTCATGTTGGCAACCTTGGGTTAATTCTTTGGGGTTGTTTAGTTTTACCTGTTCGTGCGCCACGTATGTTGTCCATCATGGCATACAGACGTTTAGCACCGGAATTCGTATCGCCGTTACCAATGCCTGAAACTACATCTGCTGGCACAACGAATTCACCAGGAGATAAGGCCGCTTGTTGCTGCCCTGCAATCGTCGTCATTATTTCATCGCTCATACCATCACCTCGGCCAGTTGTTAAGCCACCTGAAGCATAACGGGGTCTCGGAAGCACACCAGCGCGTATTTGCTGTTGTACCCACTGCGGACTTCCAATAGGAGCAAGTCCTGAACCAGTAATTTGCTGAGGCAATGAAGGTTCACGTTGGTAAGTAAGTTGAGATGACCCCATCCCTACAGGAGGAGCAGGGGGAGTAAATTGCTGCATGAACGTATCAAATTCCGGTGTACCAGCTCTCCCGCCCAGCCTTGGTATCTCCCTTTGCTGCCTTACATAGGCTTCCATGTCCTGCACAGGATCTACCGTCGGCGGCAGCACTGTTCTCCTCCAATCATCTGCTACTCCCGATGGTAATCTCGGTATTCTCGGTGGCATTGTTTCCCTCCAATCATCTGCTACTCCCGGTGGTAATCTCGGTATTTTCGGCCCCGAAAACCCACCTGTAGGTGGAGGAACAGGGAAAGGAGCAGGGGGAGGAGCAGGCATAACATTATTTAATGCACCCCATCCGCTACCAACAAAACTAGGAGGTGTAGGAGTAGTAGGTGTAGGAGTAGGAGTAAGGGTGGTAGCGCCCATTTGTTCTTTCGGATAATCGCGTTGGCGGAGAAAATCTTGATACGCTTGACTAGGAGGAGGAGTAGGAGTAGTTGGTCCACTAAATGCACCACCGGGACCACCAAACATGCCACTAAACATGGTATTAGCAGGTAACCCGCCCCGTCCACCACCGGAGCCACCAATGCTGCCACCTAAAGCATAGCCGGGAACACGAGCGGCAGGACCAGATATACTAGGTGTACCAGATGTAGGAGTAAGGCTAGTAATAGCGCCTTGCGTAACCGCTGTTAAAGGCCCGAATGGGAAACCCAACCGACCAAATTTACGTTTCGGTCGTTGGTTTTTCAATTGGCCTAAGCGAAACGCGGAATCAGCGGCTTCAAATTTATCCCATTTGCTTGCGGTTTCCGGCGTTACGCCGAGATCAGCAAGGGTACTCAACGCCCTCTGACCTTGATCATGGGAACGCCATTCCGGTCTGGCATAATAAGCGTCGAAAATACCTGCCCCGGCCTGCGCGTCAATTGCTCGCTCAAGCCCCGATCCGAATTGATTTTTGGCGTCAAAGCGTTGATACCCTGAAGCGTTACGAGTTGGATGATAGCCGGGGTTGATCCACCCTTCGGTGCCAAACGGCACATTACCCGTCCTTAATCCTAAAGCTCCCGGTGCTACCCTATAGGCACCGAAATACCGTCTATCGTCACCCGTAAGGCTAGCGTGACGTCCCACATTCGCAGCGGCCTGTACCTCGTTTTGCCACTGTGGATTTGCAAGTGTTTCCCCAAATTGAGCTTGCACCCACTGCGGACTACCAATAGGAGCCGCTTGAGTCGCTGTAGCCTGGACTTCGGCAGGAGTTCTATTCAATCCTCCCGTCAATCTGGCATGATCATCCGAAGCAGTACTAACCATTTTATTCCATACGGAGTCATCAGCATAATTAACAGGGGTAGTAGCAGCAGGTGTAGTAGCAGCAGGGGTAGTAGCAGCAGGTGTAGTAGCAGCAACAGGTGTAGTAGCAGCAACAGGTGTAGTAGCAGCAACAGGTGTAGTAGCAGCAGCAGGTGTAGTTGGACTCCTATATGCACCACCGGGACCGACTAGGTATCCGGGGATAGGCAAATTAAATCCGGCAGGGATAGTAGCGGCAGCAGGTGTAGCAGCAGCAGGTGTAGTAGCGGCAGGAATAACATTATTTAATGCACCCCACCCACTACCAACAAAACTAGGTGTAGTAGCGGCAGCGGGTGTAGTAGCGGCAGCGGGTGTAGTTGGACCCCTATACGCACCACCGGGACCACCAAACATGCCGCTAAACATGGTATTAGTAGGCAATCCATGACTAAATGCACTCCCAACGCTGCCACCTGTCTGGAGGGAAACAATGCCACCTCCTGCTCCTGTTAATCCAGGTGCGCTTGGTGCGCCTGCGGGTGCTCCTGTTGGTGTAATTGCGTTTGGTGCGCCTGTGGGTGTTCCCCCCGTGGACGCATAATACTCAGCCTGTCGCTGAGAGGGGGTCTTACCCCCTATATTTCCAACTGCGGCTGGGTTGGCATGATACTGAGCCGACGTTAAAGGAGGGGGAGTTGCGTTGAAATAGCCACTAAACATGGTGTTAGCGGGCAATACATTAAGGGGGTTAGTATTGGGACCGCGCGTTTGCCAATTGGTGCCCAGCTCAACAGCAGTACCAGGGTTCATAGCAGCATTTGAAGCAGCAAGTTGAGCAGGCCAAGTCGCTCTCTGTGCTGCTGCCCTCGCTTGAGCCTCTGGAGAGCCAGCTTTCACTATCGCATCATAGCTTGTCCTATCCGCTGCGGTAGTGATTCCGGGGGGGTATCCTCCTCCAGAGGTGTCAAGAGACCTATCAGCAAAATAATTCTGTTCGCTACTATCAGTATTAGCAGTATTAGCAGTATTAGCAGTATTAGCAGTATTAGCAGTATTAGCAGTATTAGCAGTATTAGCAGTATTAGCAGTATTAGCAGTAGTACTCGTATTTACCCCAAGGTCTGCTGCCGTTCTCGCACTAAAAGTACCAGTATTACTACTGCCGGGACTGACTCGGTATCCGGGGGTAGGTAGATTTGGGTACAGGGGATGCGGTGACCACAGGCCAAACCCAGACATGTACGGATTTGTAGTACTTGCTTCATCAGGATCAGTGTTCTGACCCGAGATATTAGTAAAATAAGATTGCTCGCCAACAGATCCGCCGTTGTCAAAGCCAGCAATTGGACGCTGTGCAGGAATAATAGCAGCTCTAGGGGCAGCGACAGGGGCAGGGGTGGGTGTGTATTGACCAAAAAGAGGACTTCTAGCTTCCGCTCTCATTGTTGGGTCTAATACAGGTCCACCTCCTCGTAAAGAAACAATGCCGCCCTGTGCGGCTGTTGCCATAGGGTCGGGTTCATAAAGGGGTGTATAGGGATCAACTGAGGGATCATAGGGCTTATAAACTGGTTCCGAAAAATAATCACGTTCTGCGGAATCCGCTAAATTAACTGATTCGTCAAACGTTGTCTGACGATCTAAAGGTGAATACGCCGGATATCCAACTTTCTTACCGCCCACTTCAACTTCCTCGAATGGTTCAGGCTGTTCAAGGGCCATTGACCCAAGACCGGCAAGAGCCGCAGTTTTGACTCCTAGCCCAGGTATACCGCCAGCCTCTACAGCACCCGTAAACGCTGCCTGTCCTGCTGGAGATCCAAGTTTGCCGACTCCCTCCACAGCGGTTCCGAAATTAGTTCCAATCTGATCCAGGGAGAATGATGGTGCTGCTGCTGCTCCCGGTATTGCTGAAAATGTTCCTCCTGTTACGGCTCGTCCGCTCAGTGACGCAACGGGCGCACCGCCTACTAAATTAGTTACGGTGCCTGTTCCCCCCATAAAAGCAGGCGCTCCACCCGCAGGCGTGGAAACTGCGGAACTAAGTCCCGGCACGGCATTAGGATTAAATGCTCCTGCTGCTGTTCCTGTTGTTCCTGCTGTTGTTGCGGCTGGTGTTGCCCCTGCCGCAGTAAGCCCTGCACCCAAACTAGCACCGCCGTAACCGCCCAATCCCCATTTAGCCATTTTGCGTAGGTCACCACCGGAGGCGATACCAGCACCACCACCCATCAGCATACCTGTCATCAGAGGGCTAAGTGCGCCACCTGAAACGACAGACAAACCTAGTCCTGCAATCAAAGGAAGAAGGTTGCTTAAAAATCCCGCTTCGGGTAAGCCCGTTTCAGGATTTATGGTTAGCGAACCACCATGCTGTTCAGCTAATTGCTGAAGGGCTTGAACTTCAGAAGGCGACATATGGACAAGGGCAGAGTCTGTTCCTCGTCCCAAAGAAGCTATTCCCGCCACTAAATTTCGTTGGTCCATGTGATTTACCTATGCTAATACCGACAGTAAAATCCACCTACTGTCGGTAACCGAGTATATAAGAGAAACAATTCCGGTTCCTGTAGTCACAACATCAGAACCCGTATTCGTAAGGATTCGGTTAGCTGCTGTAGAAGTCGCATTGTGAGTTATTGTCATGGCGTAAGCCGTAGTATTGTACAAAATAGCCACTTTTCCGTCTGCACCACCCCGAATACCAGTAATATTAAAAACAGCACTTGGTCCAGTAATTCGAGCAAAAGACTTTTTTGGCAATGCAACATTGTTATTTGCGCCATTTACGAGTGTTAAAGCCCCAATGGGGAGTTGGATGAAATCAGAAATAATGCTATCTACGTTCAATCCAGCTTTAGAATCGTGAAGGTCAAAATAAGCCCCAATACTCCGTATAAGGTCCATAAAATATGTTTCTTCATATTCTTCGGTAGGAGTTGGTAGAGTTGGAGACCTAAATCCTTGAAATGCCATACTTAACCTCGTCTACCATCCGGCCTGATATCTGCACGGGGAACTCCCAACCCCCATGCTACTCCGCTGGCAGTTGATTCAACTGTAAAGGCCATCTGCCTTCCCCGCGTTCTTATGTAAAGTTGGTCAGTATATTGGTCTACAGTAGCCGTTGCTGATGGTACTGGAACCTGCGTTGCCCCGTCAGCAGTGACTGAACCGTCCGTAGCGCTACCGGCTTCATTTGTAGTATAGGGAGCAGCGCCGGGGAATTTTTTGGCTGTCACTTTAAACTCTGCTGTAGGCGTTGTCCCTACATCAGAACCCGTAAAATCAATATCAGGAATAATCCGCTGCAATAATACGTAACGATCTCCTTCCTCCATAGATATATTGGCAGACGTAATAGAGGCTGTTAGTGCTGAAGAATCTGCATTATTTCCCTTTTCGTGGTTGTAAACATATCCGTCATCACTGGCAGCTTGTGGGTATTCACGAATAGAGGCGTCAGCCCATGCAGTTCTATCGAAATTATCTTCTGTATCACCGTAATACCAAATATTTTCTATAAAATTATAAATAATGTAATTATTTATAGTGGTGCTGCCCCCACCACAATAAAACCATATGACTTCGTTAAATTCTTTAATAAGCCCTGCAAAGGTTTGATAAGCTTGATCTGTGTTTATATCTTTAAATACATGATTCGATAAGGGACATAGTAATGTAGCTACCCGCCCATTGTATTTATAGAAGTTAGTAGTCCCCATCCAATAAGTATCATTGCCGGTCGTAGCGCAAGCGTTAGGACCAATTAAAGAAACACTGGATGAAATCTCATCAAGACGAAAAACCTCGTTACCACCAACAAATTTCAGCGAATTTAAGGTGGAATCTGTAAATATAAGTGTCTCTCTATAAGTAGGAGCACCTGCTAAAATTTTAGACCCACTCTGCACAGATAGTGAGCCAGCAGTTGTTAGATCAGTAGGCTCCCACTCCACTTTATCTGTTACATCGGACCATCGTATAAGGAGGGGATCTTTATCAGGAGTGCCGGATGCAGGATAAGGAGTGCAACCAAGTGCTAATAAAATATTACTCGTATTATCCTGTGATATAAGTATTTGGCTTACTTCCTGTGGAACCTCGTTAGCACCACTCATATCTTCCATAGCAACAGCGCGTGTAGCTAAACTTGTATCATTTACCCAATAATAAATATCTGAGTCACTAACGTTAAAAACTAAATCGTCATAATATGTCGTAAAAAATACTAGGCGCATAGGTAAGTTGATTGGCGTGAGTCGAGCTGTTCCCCATGTTGATAGACCCCATGTACTTACACCCCACCCATATCCTTCTGTGTTTGTATCGTATCCAATACTAATTTGATATTTAGCGACAGTAGAACTGCCACCATCTCCAGTATCATTAGCATTAGCTGTGGCTGTGGCTGTAAATTTAAAAGCGTTCGCACTCGTAATACTGTCTATTACATATTCTTGGTTTAAAACAGCAGCAGTTATGTTGTTTGAGGTACCTAAAGAAGCAGCAGCAGAAAAAGTTACATAATCTCCAGCAATGGCACCATGCCCTGTTTCAGCTACAGAAATAGAAGCTGATCCATTAGTGGCTGTAAAACGTGGATCTCCCGCAGAAGTAGTAAGGCGTATAGGTGTTATATCAGTAAGCGAGCCACCTGTATCAATATAGATTTTCTTACTCGTCCCCATTGCCATGAAGTTATTAGCTCCAGCAGGACTATAAGTAAATAAGGAACGACAAATACCTACGAACGCCGTAACAGTATATTTGGCCCAACCTCCTATTTTCTTAGGAAACCCGTAAACAAAACGAACTTTATTACAGGAATACCAACCTCCTTCCTGGGCATAATCAGTAATTTCCCTGTTTATTCCAGGTTTAAATAAAAACTTTCTAAGCATTACGTGCCTTTCCAGTTCTTAATTGCCTTTTCTGAGCTTCTTCCGACTACATAACCCCCAATACCAATGCTGAGTAAATTCCACAGTTGATCTGGCATCTCTAACATCACGTTCCAGCCAAACATAGCCATTAAATAAGGAGCAATAATATAATTATTTGCAACAATAGCAGTGAAAACCAACATCGTAATGGGACGCCATTGACTCGTGAGCGCGTGTTCGCTTTTGGCTTCAGCAACGACGACATTCATTGCGGCTTCAACTTCTGCGAGTTCTCCCGCTTGTTGAATCTCCAGCAATTTTCGGGTGGCTTCTGCCTTTGCTTCCGGGTCTGGAATTATCTTATCAATAATCCTCAAACCAGCTTCGATTAACGGGATCATTAGTAACTCCAGATGGTTGGTCTAAGACCTTCATGTCGCGTTAAAGTGTCAAGATGGATAAATCGTCCTGCTCCTTTTTGATTTATACCAATCCCACTAAATTCTAATTCCAATGCTAATTTAAGAATTTTATACCCATCTTGTTTAGCAATTAATATATCAACTGCTTTACCCGTAGTATGCGGGCCATTAGCAGATCCAGAACTACTTACCTTTCTATTATGTGCGGGGCATCTAAATCCAGAACTCAAATAAAGAGGCTTATCAAATTTCTTACGTACTTCTTCAAGGTACAACATGAATGTTTCATCCATTTCACATAGATACCCACATTCACCACAACGACACTGTAGCTCTTCTTTACTAAAAAATTGTCCATGATCAACAGTAGCCATTTTTACTATCAATGCCCTCCAGAATTTACACGGCCTTGAAGAAAACTAATTTTTTCAGATAATGTCCCAACTGTTTTTTCCAATTCATCTGTTTTTTCAATCATTGCATTGTGCCGTCTTTCTGCGGCATCGTCTAAGCGATTTAAGCGATCTATCAATTTCACAATGACCTCATACTGCTCACGTAATTTGCTTGATACGAGTTTTTGAAGAAATCCCCACATTGTACCTACAAGTCCAAGACACAAAGCGATTGCACCGCCCTCGAAAAAACCAATATCCATTATCAAAAAGCGACACGGTGTCCATTTCTAATAAATAATTGAGTCACTGAAAGTTTCTCCGCGTTGAGCTAACGGCCCCCGCTCGCTTTTACATACGGGTATTAAATCACGCCCTTTTCTTTCAGCACAAAACCCGCAACACCCCCCACAATTCCAAGCATGATTAGCCAATTCTGCCCTGTCAGCATACCGATGCCCATAACAGCGGCTCCAGCAGCGGCGTAGCTTGACGGCTCTTTAAATCTGTCAATAATCCAATCCATAATTAATCCTCTTCTGGTTCTGGTGGTGGTGGTGGTGGTGTTGGTGTTGGCCCAAACTCTGGTTCCGGCTCACTTGGTCGCTCAATAATCAGATTACCATCATCATCTGTTATCTCAGATGCTTTGATGTTTGGATCACCGCGCTCGGCAACAACCATCCAGCTTATTGTGTCTGTAGAGGAGGCGTTTTGACATTCAATCGTAATAGTATCGCCGGAAAAACTACTTTTAACAGCGTCCCATCCGGTTTCATTGCTTGTGAAAGTTTGCACATCCTCTGCTTTCGTGAGCCATTCAAAAGTTCCAGCAGTCATTCCATATTTAGTGTCCATCGAAATAGTAGCTTGTCCGTCAACAAGAGCCACTTTGCCTCGATAAATTAAATCGCATTGCGGCCCTTCCACAAATGAGTGGAGTAAGTCATACCCTTCGCGCAGACCATGTGGAATGCGAAACGTGCCGGACCCTTTATACAGTGCGCCAACACAATAGACGGATGTCCCGTAAAAGCCATGAGTATTTGCGTGACCTAAAATTCCGTAGTGAGCGGAGTCAGCGGTATACCCGAGAACTCCACCAGAACCCGCCGCCGTTGTTTTCCCGTAAATACCATAGCTTGCACCTTGTCCGTAAAGACCGTAGTTAGCGCCAGCAGTAACGAAATACCCCGCTGCGCCTGTACCGTCATGCGACACATACACCGCAGAATAAGCACTAGACGCATTGTCCAGATGGACCCGGAGACCATTTGCACCTGTAGAGTTGTCGTAGAGATAGAGTTGTGCAGCAGCGTAGCCAGATTGACCCATTCCAACCTGGCCAGTGGAGATAACATCAATGGCAGTAGGCGTCGTTGTAGACCCAAAATTACCGCCGTCAGGCACAATAAAGCCAGATCCTGCGGTGGTTAGAGTGCATGTCCCAGCGGAGCCAATCTTCATCCGCTCGGTTGCTGCCGTAGCGAATCCAAGAGTGTTAGCGGTAGCCACGTAGATGCCGTTGACGCCTAAAGCACCAGTAGTAATGGCATACGTGGGGACACCAGCAGATCCTCCAATTACGCTTACTAACGCGCCAGCAGAAGTTAACGACAGTTTTGTTGCGGCAGCTTCTGACGCGCCTGTTTTAAACTGCAAACTGGTTGCATTATTGCTCGAACTAAAGTCGCCTTCTGAGGTTGCCGCTATTTCTGCTGCAACTAAAATAGCGTCCGTCCCAGCGCCTTCATCAGGAGCTTGGAATTGAATTTTGCCGAGAATGTCGTTTACCGCAATATCAGTTTCACCCGTCTGCAACAAAAGCGTCATCGGGGTGTCATCACCTGTCGCGGTCTGTTTCATCGTGACGTTGCCGGTTGAGCTGATTGACATCTTTTCCGTCGCGGCCTCGGATGCGCCTGTTTTAAATGCTAACTTCGTGGCGTTATTGCTCGAACTGAAATCGCCTTCTGAAATAGCAGCAACTTCGGCTGCGACAAGTATGGCATCCGTGCCCGCCCCTTCATCAGGAGCTTGGAATTGAATCTTGCCTAATACATCATTTACTGCAACATCAGTATCACCAGCTTGAAGCAATACAGTAGCGGGGCTTGCGCTTGTAGCGGGATTTTTTATAGTTAATTTAGTAGCTATATTTAAATCAACGAACAAATCATAAACAACCGCTCCACCACCTGCGCCATCAGTTGCTATTACTTTTACATCACCCGCAGGAATTGCAACATTAGCTCCAGACCCTTGAGAAAATGTTAACGTATAGCTTGTCGCATTTTCTATTATCCAAATTTTGGATACTGTATTAGGTGCAAGCGTAACCGTACACGCTTGTCCACCTCCAGTGCATTTTAGATAAAAGTTACGAGCCTCATCTACAGCACCATCCGCCATTGTTATTGTATGAGTGGAAGCATTAGCGATTGCTTCTGAACCATAGCCAAATGCTTCTCCAATCATGTCCAGATTTAAATTTGTGACTACACCCCAATTACCGGATTCATCTCCAGTTCCCATTTCGTTGAGTCTAAGGGCATTTACGTATGTACTAGCCATTTTTAATCACCTTTAAGCTGCGATATCTATCCAATCAGGTGTTTGCGAATCATCAACTTCTGACCAAGTTACTGTTTGTGAATCATCAATATTTGTCCAATTAGGTGTTTGAGAATCATCAATAACACTCCATACAAGAACCGAACCTACAGAACCTGTAGCGGATTCTCCAGTTACAGAAACATTAGCATCTCCGGTGGCAGTTACGCTGCCTACAGCCCCTGTTCCTGCAATACCTGTTACAGAAACATTAGCTTCAGTAACGACAGTTACTGATCCAACAGCCCCTGTTCCTGCAATACCTGTTACAGAAACATTAGCGTCACCCGTAGCAACAACAGACCCTACGCTACCTGTCCCGGCCAATCCGGTTACGGAAACAGTAACTCCAGAGCCTTGTACTACGGTTACAGATCCAACTGCCCCTGTTCCCGCAACTCCTGTTGCAGAAACATCAATACTAAGCTCAATTGTTACAGAGCCTACTGCTCCCGTTCCTGCAAGCCCAGTAACGGAGACAGGAAGGGCTTCACCCCATGTGCCAGAACTCCATGTACTTCGGCCCCAGCCGGTAATTGCCGCCATTAAGCAATCCTTATAATCGCATCACTTGCATCAGCAGTAGGAAATGTAATCGTAAAATCCCCCGCGCTGGATGATTTATCAGCACCAAAATTTAAAACAATAACAGAAGGATCGCCGCTGGCGCTGTCATTATAAATAACAGCACCTCGCGCCGTTATTGTGCTGGAAGACCAAGTGGTATCAGCAAAATCCGTATACGCCGTAGTGCCACTGGTTGCTGGATCTACGCGGGTAAGCGTGTTCCCTGCCGACGTATAGTTTGTGCCTGAAACCTCGTTAGTTGCCGAATAAGCCGTTGTAGCCGCCGATAAAGTCGCAGAAGATGTATACAACGCTATTTTAAAGGTGTTCCCACCACTATTTAAAAAGTTGTGCTTGGCTTCCATCAGCTCTTTCTTGAAACTTGTACACATTGCCTGAGTTATAGCCATATCAAATATCCTCAATATGTTTAGCTAATTCAAAATATCCTTCTTTTTCCAAAATAGCTCTTACAGTTGTTCTTTCACTTCGAGCTACTTTTTTGAAATAATGAACGAGAATATTTTTAACGTTCCCGCGAAATGCGAGAGCTTGTTCACGTATAGGCATCGGAGAATCCATGGACACAGATACAATTCGTCGTACTGCTGCTTCTGCCCATTCTTCAGCGTTCATACCTCTATCTACGGTAGCTGTTACCATAACGGAGCCAACATTTCCGTTCGTATCAAGCATTAGCAATTCTTCTTCGATTTCCTCGATAAGTATCGTTACGGTTTTTATATTCTGCTAACTCTTTTAACATCGCTAATGCTTCGTCATATCTTTTTTGATAGAGTCCAACCATATCTGGTTCACCTTTCATAAAAGTATAAGCTTCCAAAATACTTCCGTATAACAATACGGAACTAAAATTATCTCCAACCCATGTAGTACCAGAACTAACTGTAGTTATGGATTCGGGGTAATAGTAATAATGCAGTTCCATTGTATAATTTGAATTAGGTGTTGGCCCTAATATTAAGGTGTCACTATCAAAAAGCGCATAATATCCAGGTTGACCTGTAGTTGAAGGATTGGGAAAACTCTCCCTAATGAAGTTAACGTCCTTACTTAATAAGTAGCTATAAAGACCATCTCCATCTACAAGCGCCAAAGAAAATACATCAAGCCAATCAGACGGTAGTGAAAGATATTTATTACTGGAAGTCAGTGTTCCTGTTGTGTTCTTACGTAAATTGGCAAGCTGAACTCCGTTATATATACGTTGTTCAGCTTGTGTGATAAACGTATTTATATCAGCCGTAACGAATTCATTCTCCGTATACGACTGTATTTCAGTAACAAGATTTGTGTAATTCATATTTTACTAGTCTGACTTGTTACTAAATCCAGTACCTTTAGTGGCAGCACCTGTACCTCTCATCTGCTTAGTTTGCGTATTGGGTACTTTATCTGGATACCCACTCGTATTGGGGACAGGTACAGGTTTAGGTTGATTCGTGTTTTTTTCAGCCATAGTTAAATTCTCCTAACTTGTCGTAACTGTTACAGTGCCTACTTCGCCGGTTGCTTTTAGATTGTTCGGTGTAAGTCCGTCACTATCATTAAAACCTACAGGATTCCACGCCCATTGAAATACTCTACTTCCGGCACTTTTAGCGGTCTGTGCATAAGAAGTATCAGGTCTCGGATTCTTAATCGCTTGGG